TCATTTGGTCGGTTTTGCGAGTGCCCCGACGCGTCGGTAGACTCGCTCGGTAATGTCTCCTTTCGTGTGTCCGAGCAGCAGGCTGGCATGGTCGACGTCGGCAATTTCCGAAGCCGCCTTGGGTCGAATGTCGCGGAATTGGAATTGACTGATGCGGCTCGCCAGTACCTGGTCCCCGGCGGCGGCCGCTTCCTTCACTGCCTCCTCCCGAGCGTCGTCCCAACGGTGTCTGAGCATCGCCGCAGTAACCCGTTTACCGGTGTCGGTGAGTATCAAGTAAGGCGATCCGTGCGCCGCATTGCGCTTCAGGATCTCCTCGATGAGGACGCCAAGGCCGCTGGCCAGTCCGTCCACCTCCAGCAGGATCCGCAGCTTCTTGTGGGTCTTCTTCTGCTTCACGCCGAGGGCTTTGTCCTCGATGTCGTCCTTCCTCATCACCAGCACGTCCGCAGGACGCTGGCCCGTCAAGTACGCCAAATCCATGGCGACCTTCAACTCCTCAACCGCTTTTGCGTAAACCGCCTTCCATACCGCGTCATTGGCGTAGAAGTCTCGCGGCGTCTCCTTGTTCTTCCGCACACCCTGGCAGGGGTTTTCCTTTGTCGTTAGACCCCACTCTCGGGCCAGGTTGTAGACGTGTGAAAGGAGTGCGATCTCCCTGTTTGCCCGAACTGGTGCTGACCGGGCGTCGCGGTACTGAGCAACCAGCGCCGGTGTAATTGCATCAATGGGGGCTTCCTCGAAGAACGGGCGCAGCTGACGCAGTTCGGCGAGGTTGTCTTTCTGGGTGCGGGGTGCCTTCTTGGGGATGATGTCCCGCGCATAGCGGTCGAAGATCGACCTCATGAGCAACAGATCGCGCGGTTTGTCCTTCGCTTCCAGTTCGGCCCATTTCAACCTGGCCACGTTCAGGTCTGCTCCAAGGGCGATTTCCTTGCCTGACTTGTCAAGGTAGTAGTAGCTGACCCAGACCTTGCCACTCTTGCGCGTGCGCTTGCGTTCGTACAACCGGGGAGGAAGGTGGCGGTTTTCAGTCTTGCGTGGGCGCATATCACCTCACCTTTGAAAAGTCCGGCGTCCAGGCCGGTGCTTGCGCTGGTGGGGGCGGTGCCAGTGGCATCACCTCCAAAGTCACACCCAGCTTCATGCGGGCGTACTGACGGCCTACCAGAGGGCGACCGCCGCGGCTCTCTACGAAGTGCCAGCCGCGATCGTTGAGCCAACGGCGCTGCCAGCCCCTGGCTTTGTAGCCGGTCAGATCGGCCAGCTCTTCGTCCGAAAGGATCTCGGTTTCCATGGGATGGTCTCCACGCCGCCGGTGGCGGCAGTTTGGTGGTCAGGCGGGGATTTTTGTGAGCACCGCATCAGCCACCTTGATAGCGGCTTGGGCATTGTCGACGTAGGCAGGCGTGAAGCCTCCGGCGTAGTGGATTATGCGTTGGCAGGAATCCAGCTCCTTGCGCAGCAGGCGCACCGCCTGCACCAGTTCTTCCTGCAGTGCGCCCTCGGCGCGCCCGATATCCCAGAACTCCAGGCCCCAGTGATCGGCAGGCGGCGGGTTGTTGTTCTGTTTGCCCGTGGCAAGGGCGCCGATGATGACGTCGCAGATCCCGCGCTTGTAGGCGTTGTCGCCATCGAGGCTGAGGCCTCCGCGCCGGCGCAACGTGTTCACGGCCTCATCGACTACGAGGCCGCTGTCCTTCAGGACGATATCCAGCTCTGGCTTGCCTGCCGTGTAGATCACCAGCGCCAATTTGGCGCCTGGCTGCAGGTTCTCGCTGATCATCACCAGCGCATCGTTGGCGACCTGGTGGAATCGGTTGGTTGCGGACATAGGACATCCTCGCCCGCGCAGTCGGCGGGCTTGAGTTGTTGGGGGAGGGGTTAGGCTGAAGCTGGGCGCTTCATGAAGGTGATCCAGTGCGTCTTTTCGCGCTTGCCGGACTTGTGGCCAAACAGGGGCTTCTCATCTGTCAGGGCAAGCAGCTCGCTCACCAGCACCTGAGTTTCGTTCCACTTGAAGATCAGGATTCCCTCTGGCTCCAGCACGCGGAAGCACTCGGCGAATCCCTGGCGGATGTCCTCGCGCCAGTCGCTGGTGAGAACGCCGTACTTTGCCCTCATCCAGCTATCGACGCCTGCGCGGGTGAGGTGCGGTGGGTCGAATACGACCAGGCGGAAGGTCGAGGCCTCGAAGGGCAATTTCCGGAAATCCATCAGCACGTCTGGCTCAACCTTCAGCACCCTGCCATCGCAGAGCAGATGCTCCTCGTCACGAATGTCGCCGAACAGGGCGCGTTGGTCCTGCTTGTCGAACCACATCATGCGACTGGCGCTGCATGGATCGAGCACCTTGGCTACTGCGCTCATCGCGGCCCCCGATAGATCAGGTAGGCCATGTAGGCGAGGGCGATCATGGCGCCACCTGCTTGCGGTAGCCGGCGTCGTAGAGCTTGATACCCATACTGATCTGCCCGGGCGTTGGCGATTCATGCCCGGCATCCAGGCACATTTGTCGCGCAGCCCGCTGACGCTCTTCGGCGGCTCTCTGCTCTGGAGAGCTGAGTGGGCGAAAGTCGTATTCGCTGAGGTGGCCGCAGTTCTCGTCGCCGCCATCGCTGTACGTGACGAGGAACAGTTGCGTGCCCATGGCGGTGATGGTCACCTCATGGAATGCAGGCCGGGCCCATTCTTCCGTGGAGCGCTTGTGCTTCATCTCTATCTTCTGGCCGACTGGCGGTAGACCTTCACCATTCCACTGCACACCAGTCACACGACGCTCGATGGCTGCCCAGGTCGATTCATACTCTGGCCAGTCGGCCTCAACAACCACAGCGTCTGCGGTGGGAATGTCGTTCAGCCTGATAACGTCGCGAACCCAACCGAGCTTGTGCTCGCTCAGGTCATTCACCTTGAAGACGATGTAGCGCTCTTCGCGCTCGAATTTTTCGCTCACAGCTGGTACCTCTCATCAATCCAGCGCCCAGGCGCCAGTGCGGGTGTAGGTTCGGGTTGGGTTTCGTGCGGGGAGAGCTGGCGCTCGTTGCCGGCCTGCAGCTGTCTGTCGGGGATGCAGCTGATGCCGACGTGGTTGAGGATGTAGCAGGTGACGCCGCGCTGGCTGTCGTGCTGCACGTCGATGACGTTATCGGTTGCGCTGGCGCCGGTGGCCAGCAGCAGGAGGCAGAGGGCGAGGCGGGTCATTCCTTCACCTCAATCGTCACGTCGTCATGAATCCACTCGATGCCGAGTAGGTCGTCTTCGGTGATCTGGTCTTCCCGGGTGTCGTTCATGCTCACCAGGTCCTGCACCTCATCGTCAGGCACGTCTTTCATGACCTTGCGGAAGTTCACGACCGCCATGCCGGTCAGGATGATTGTTTTGCTCACGGCAGATCCTTGGCCGCTTGCTCGCGGCAGTGAATAGAGTGGAGAGGGGTTACATCTGGGTGGAATACAAATGTGCTCTTGCGGCGCTTCAGTCATCGGTGCCGGTGTAGGTGCGCCACGGCACCTTCACGCCATTGACCAGGAATCCCCAGTCGCCACGCCATTTGCTGGTGATGAAGAGGGTGTACACGCCGCCGGGTGATACCTGGTCGATTCGGTGATACTCGCCGTGCCGAAGCTGCGCGGTGTCACCCTGATCTCGTTTGATCCACTCGCAGGCGCCTCGTGTGATCCATTCAACTAACTTCGGGTCCGGATTTGGTACCAGGCATGACATGACCGACTCTTTCCATTCATCGCTCGCAGGCCGCTGCTCGTTGTACCAGCCACGCAAGATGATCGTTCTCGCATCCCATGGGTGGTCGTGCAGATCACGATCTTCATCCGGTCGCATTATGTGGTGAACCCGGATGGACCATGGGAACCACCACAGCGCTGGTTTATGGGTCTTTCGACAGTACGGGTTGAACAACCACCAGCGGCCCATGTACACGTCCTGGCCGTCGGCGGAGGTGATGTGCTGGTACGGCGTGCGCTGGGCGCGCTCGATGATCCAGGTGGCAATTGCGGGCTTGGCCAGAATCATGGCGGCCAGGTGCCAGAGCAGCGCGACGATGCGTGGCTCGGATCGGTTTTCTGTGGGCATGGGATACCTCGGCAGTAGTGGCCTATTGATACTTTTATAGAGGGCTGTTAGATTTGCTCTCGCTCAGCCTTCTGTGGAAAGCAACAGCTTTCCAGAGGTGGCAGAGCGGTCTATTGCACCGACCTGATAAGTCGGCGGTCAGGAAACTGGCCCACGGGTTCGAATCCCGTCCTCTCCGCAAAGCCCCCTCCAGCAATGGAGGGGGTTTTCTGGTTTAAGGGCCGCAGATTTAAGCGGCAATGGTCTGTTTTTCGGCAATCTTCCACGGATCGTTTGCTTTGGCCAGGGCGGCCATCGGCGGCGGGCTGACGCTGTTGCCGCACATGTGCACCTGCTGGGTCTTTGTAAACGGCTTACCATCGGCCCCCTTGTCGATGATGTAGCTGGCCGGGAAGCCCTGAGCGCGGTAGAGCTCGTGCGGTTTCAGCATGCGCAGGCAGATATCGACGATCACGTATGGGGTGCCCTTCACGAACACAGTGACGAGCCCCAGGCGATCCTTGGTGGTGATTGTCGGGGCTGGCGAGTCTGCTGCGCTGGTGTTCTCTGTGCCGTAGTAGCTGATCAGGAAGGCTGCAACGCGCAGGGCGCCGGCCTCGTGCTCGGGCGACAGCTTGTACTCGACCAGGCCGTGGTGGGTGCCGCCAGCGCTGATGGTATGCAGCGGCTCGTCAATAGCACGTGCATCGCAGTTGCCGCGAAGGTGAAGAAGATTCGCCCCCACCAGCGCATGGTGATCACCGGTCGTTACCGTGCGCAGTGGGTCTTCTGCCTGTTGCCCGATGCTGCCGTTGCGCAGGGTTGCCAGGTGCGCTGTCACCAGGCGCTGCTGGCTGCCCGTGTTTGTGACCGTGCTCATGGGGTCATCCATGCTGCGAGCCGGCGTCTCGTTGAATCCTCCGTTGGCCTGCTCAATGAGGGCGGTGCATACGCCCATGGCGTGGGCTGCACCGGCTGGACGCTTGTAGTTTCCGCCGCTGGTGATGGTCGGTACCGGATCGGTGATGGGCGCGCCTTCGCTGTTGAAACGGAACTTGACCAAGTGCGCAGCCGCCAAAGCGTGCTTCACTCCGCCAGCGACTATGGTTCCCAGCGGCTGATCCAGGCCAGGTACCCGTGGCTGTTGGCCTTCGCGCTCGCCGTATCCGCTCTGCACCAGGGTAGGGCTGATCAAGGTCAGCTCCCCGCGGTTTGCACAAGTGATGGTTGGCAACGGATCCAGTGCGTCGTTGATACGATCGCTGCCCTGATGGGTGGCTGGCGCAATGATGGGGCTTGCCATAGCGAACGATCCACCGCGGGGCCAGCTTGTGACTGTGCGCAGCGGCTCCTGCGCCGACTGGGCCAATTCGCCCGACCAGTTGGCGATCGGTACGATGAAGGGTTGCGGGTTGTCCAGTACGAATTTCTTCATGCCCTTGGCCACCCGGCGCAACGTTGCGGCCGCCAGGTCTTTCTTGCGCCCGAAGATGCTCTTGCTCGGTACGCTCCAATCGATACAGTCGGCGGCGGTGCGCCACTTCTGCTGGCCCTTGGCTGGGTTCTTGGCGTGGGTCGGTTCTGGCCAAACGATGGGCTGACCGTCGCAGCGAGCGATCATGAACAGGCGCTCGCGGCTGGTCGGCGCGCCGAAGTCGCAGGCCTTGATGATGCGCCACTCCACTTGGTAGCCCATGCCTTCGAGCAGATGCACGAAACGGCGCCAGGTGATGCCGCGGCGTTTCGGGTCTGGCACCAGGAACTGCTGCTGCACCGGTACGCGCTCACCAATAGCTGCCACGGTGCCGTCAAGCTTCATCACCCTGCCGGTAGCCTTATCGCGCTTGGCTATCAGCGGCCCCCACTGCAGGATCTGCTTCACGTTCTCCAGGCTGATCACCCGGGGCTTCTTCTTTCCGGCCCACTTGAGGCCGATCCACGACAGGTTGCGAATCTCGCGTTTGCGCGGCTGACCGCCGGCGGCCTGGCTGTGGTGGGTGCAGTCCGGGCTCATGTGGAACCAGCCCACGGCCCGGCCCTGGCATTCTTCGTCGGGATCGCCCTCGAATACGTCCGTGGTGAAGTGGCGCGCTGCTGGGTGGTTGGCGGTGTGCATGCTGATGGCCGCCGGGCTGTGGTTCTTGGCCACGGTCACCGGCCGGCCCAGGCCCATCTCCAGCCCGGTACCGGCACCACCGCCACCACAGAAGAAGTCGACCACGATCTCGTCGTCTTGAGGATCGAAGCCAAGGCCGTACTGGATTTTGAAGTCGAGGTGGTTCTTTTTCTGAAACGCAGACATGGGCGGTCCTCGCCTGGTTGGCGTTATTCGTTATCGTTTGAGAGGGGAAGGCGCTGGCGGGCAGCGCCGGGGTGGCGTGTTTTTGAGAAGTGGTTGATAGTGAAAGGCCATATCCAGCTTGGAGAAAGCCGTGACCTATCATCGGAACTTCCCTGATGCAGAACTTTTTGTGGAGCCTGTCGGAAGCAGCGACAGCTGTTTTGAGTGCGGAAAGCCCATCTCGGGCGCTGGCGTCGAATACCATGGGCACAATGCAAAAGGCTACATAGCAGCTATCTACCTGCACCCACAGTGCGCAACCGAAGTTGGGCAGCGGCTAATCTGTGATGGGTTCCCCAACCGCCGTGAAGTCTGACGATAACCCTCCGGCGCTTAGGGAAGCGCCGGAGGGTCAGGCGGAGTAGAGGCGATCGAGGTCGTTGGCCGGCATCTTGGGTTTGGCGCGGAATTCCTTGAGTGCCGCCTTGTAGCTCGCCTTGGCTTCCTTCAGGGTCGGAGCCCATTCACCCACGACCTCGAGCGTTTCGTAGGGTGACCACCGTGCGAAGTCGTAGTGCCGGCGGTACTGCCGGTACGCGCTCCCTCGGGGGTAGCGCACCATCCTGTACTCCCGTGCACCCCAATCGCCGCGCTGCTGGTACTGCGGCATGTTGATGCCGAGGAAGTGAGCGAAGCCGTCGTAGCACTCGCACTCGTCTAGGTACTCGTCGAACCTGGTGCGCTTGGCAGGTGGAGGGGGCGGTGGCAGCTTGTTCAGGGCGAACTGCTTGCCCTCGTCCGTTGCGCGATACACCACCTCGTCTGCGGAGCAGAAGGCCGGAGCCTTGCCGCGAGTCATAAGGCCGGCAGCCACCAGCACGTCCAGGTTGTTCGAGTCGTCGTAGCCTGGGCTGGTGAGGAAGTGGTTGCGGGTGATGCTGCGGCGGTCCGAGCGCTCAGCGCACAGGCCCAGGGTGTGCCAGAGCAGGCCGAGCTGCTTGTCGGTGGCTTCGATCATGGCTTTCTCCAAGCATGCGCCGCCCTCCGTGCTGGTGGCGGCATGGTGGCAATTTGAGGTGGGATGGAGTATTACGGGGACTGGCAGATGGCCAAACAAGGGAGATAGTTGCGCATGCTAATGTGGATTGGGTGGCCAGTAACGGCCATTTATATAATAGCTATACTCTATTTTTTCGGTGATGGGCTGTTAAACCTGCAAGAAAAACCAATTAACGAAGTTGGTGACTTTCTAGCTGGCGCGTTCAGCCCACTAGCCTTCCTATGGCTTGTGCTGGGGTTTATACAGCAAGGTAGAGAACTGAGTCTAAGCTCTCGTGCCTTGCAGCTGCAGGCAGAAGAGCTGAGATCTTCAGTTTACCAGCAAAGTCTCAGTGCTAAAGCTCTTGCTCTTCAGACTGAGGAATTGCGGAACTCAGTACAGCAACAGGTACACATTGTCGAAGCCCACAATGCGGAGCTTGAAAACTATGAACGTTCCCTTGAACCGTTGCTACTGATTGAAAGGGTTGCGGTAGAAGAGGTAGAAGGTTGCAGCTATAATGTATTCCAGATATTAAATTCTGGTGAGTATTGTGAGGATGTATCAGTAGTGCTGGATGGAGTGCTTGGTAGAGAACAGATTGCATTGCAACCCCTGTCTCGAGGAGCACACCAAAAATTTCGGGTTAGCCTGGGTATGGGGCAGCGGATAGATGTAATTGTTGAGTACACTCGGCGGAGCGGGAAAAGAGGAAGGCAAACTTTTTGTATGGATGCCCGTTATGAAGGAGTATCCCACTGGTACAAGGTTTCTAAGAATAACTTTATCTAAAATTGGCTAAGGGGCTCTTTGAATCCACGCTCCAGCCGATTGGAAGATGTCTGCCGCCAGAGCTTCATCAAGCGTTGTGTCGGTAGGGATGGCGATCCAGCCGGACGCCACCAGGTGCTTTGGATTTGCGGTGGCGCGCAACTCGGTGTAGGTGGCTTCGATCACATCGGTGAGGTGATCGGCTCGGTAGTTGCCTTGGGGCGAGACCTCAACCGATTTGTGGTAACGCTCGCCGAACTCCGTCCGACACAAGACGCTGAGGTAGATGGTCCACCGGTGCGGGATATCGCAAACCGCGTCGACGACCTGTCGCACGCGGATCTGCTTGAGGTTCTTCCAGTTGACCAGCACCTGCTGGCCGCTGGGGTCGATATTGACCACGGCCGCATGGTTGGCCGATACCAGGGCCCGACAAGTCCGCTCCACGCGCGCCCGCATGTTGTGGGGTTTGCGCTTGCTCATTGCCGCACGCCTTTGGTGGCGGCACCGGCCTCCATCGCATCAACAAATCGCATGGCCGCCTGGTGACTGAAGCAGAAGCCTTTGGTCTTGCCGGTGCCGATCTCAATGATGTGCCAGGCCTTGCCCTTGGCGACCGCCTGGTACAGAGGGCGAGCGGTAGGAGGGGGTAGGCCAACCAGCCCGTAGAACTCGGCAGTAGCCATGAGCGAGCGTGCACGCAGGGCGGCCAGGCCGTCCACGCGCTGTTGCATGGATTGGTGCATGGGATGTTCCTCGTGGGAATCAAGCGTGGTAGTCGAATGACTCTGCTTTGCGGAGAACGCGAACCTGGGCGATTCGGCGTTCGGGTACTCGGCGATCGCGGCGCACCGGGTCGCTGTCGCCGATTGCGGCGTGAGTGGCGACCAGAGCGGCGAGCAGGAAGCACATCGGGCTGATGATGTTGCGGCGCATGGCCTTGGTGACCGCCTCGATGCGGCGCCCGGCCTCAAGCTTGAAAAGCGCGTTCTCGATGCGGTTGGCCACGGTGCCGGGGCTTACCGCCATCTGGCGGGCGATTTCTTTGGTGGTGAGGCCTTGGGCCACCCACAGCAATGCTTCAAGCTCGCGGGGAGCCAGCGCCTTGCCGAGCTGGCCAATCCATGAGCCGCAGGTGATCGTTTCCATGATGGGTCCTGGGTAAGGCGGAGTTGTTTGATGGCCTGCGGCCAGCTCACCACTGCCCAGGTGACGGGCTTTGCGCTAGGCTGAGCGCTCTCACACAACACAGCCAGCAAAGGAGGGCGCAACCTTGGCAGTTTCCGTGGTTGCAAAATTCATCGCGGATGAATGGTTCAAAATCATGGCGGTTCTTTCTTTTGTGGCGCTCGTACTTTCAATGACCGTGGATTTGAAGGTCGACAACGGGGTCGTCGGGCTCTTCTCCCTGGCCGGCCTGCTTTGGGGTATTGGTGAGATGGCCAGCCGGCCGTTTATTTCAGGGATTGCACCTCACCCTTACCAGCTTGGGTCAGTGATCATCAGCGGAAGGCCTCGTCGGGTCACCAAGTCTGGCATCGCCTTCTTCATCCTCTCGGCGCTCGCCTCTCTGCTTGGGTGCCTCAAGGCATATCCCTTAATTGCAGAGGTTGTTCGAGCCGTTCAGCTCTGATTTCCCGTCTGGCCCTCGTTAGAAGGCCAGCCAGTGAAATCGAAGTGATCCAGGCGCCCATCGCTCTCTGGGCTACGCGCTTCCCCGCATTGGCATGCGCGCCACTTGGTTACCTGAACCCAGCTCACTGCATGAGGCAGCTGCTGCCCTCATGTGCCGCTGAGGGTGACGGGTGTCGAGTTGTGTAAAGAGCGGTGGCTGCCGTAGCTGCCCGCCGGTTCAGCGCGGCGATGAGCAAATTTAAGCAATCTGAAATCGGTAGGTCAAGCATGCTGAATAAATATTTTCAGCAAACTGAAATTTGCAGGCGAAAAAAAGCCCACCTCGGGGTGGGCTGATTGGCTCAGATCTCGCTGAAATCTCGCCAAGCTATGCGGATCACCCCGGAGTCCAGTCGATCGACACGAATGCCTGTAGTCTCCTCCAGATCATTGAGGATCCTGGCCCAATCCGCCATGCAATCGTCTGGTGAGGGGGTGAGCTCAATCATCTGTCGCTTCTGAACATGAGGTGACGCAACTGCCTGTTGGATTCGATATCCAAGCCGTTCGTACGAGCGAGACGGCGATTGGGTGAAAGCGAGAGGAAGCATGCATAAACTCCTTGTACTGTATATGCGTACAGTTATCCTTTGTCGTAGGATTTTTGCAAGGCCCTAGCCGTTCCATTCGCCGGAACCTGTAAAGAAAATGCGCATATCAGTTCTGTTCCAGACGAAAAAAACCCGGCTCATGGCCGGGCTTCGGTAGCTGGAATGGTCAAAGCTTCATCATTGCTCGAACGACGACCCCGACGATCCGACAACCATCCGCGCACATCTCGACCGGGTATGCCGGGTTGAGTGGCTTCAGGAATCGCCGCCCTCCGTCCTCTACTAGTTTTTTGAACGTGGCTTCATTGCTGTCGGCAAGCTTGGCGACCACCAGCTTCCCTGATATGACATCCGCTTCCGTGTCCACGAGGATCATCATGCCTTCGGTGATGCTGGTGCCTACAGGAGCAGTCATGGAGTCACCTTTGACCTCCAGCCAGAAAGCAACCCCTTTTGAGTCGTAGTCGGACACCTCATAGCGATCCGAGAAACCTGGCGGGAAGGGCTCAACGGCTTCGGACCAGGCCCCCGCCGCGACCCAGCTGATCACCGGGTAGCGGAACGACATCTTGGGCTGCGGGATGGTCTCGATGTTACTTTCTTCGACCTCTGGCCCCTCGCCGATGGCAAGCCACTCAGCACGGAAGCCAGTTGCTTTAGCCAGGGCGTAAAGGTTCTCAGGGCGGAGGCTCTTGCTTTCGCCTGAAATCCATTGGGTGACGGCAGAGTTTGCAACGCCGCATGCAGCCGCAATTTCGCCTTTCTTCTTGCCGCTGACCGCAATGGCCTTGGCTATTCGCTCGTGTCTTTCCATTCGCTGAGTTTAAGTTAACTGAATTTAAGTATGCAGTTCGCTGAACGGCGTCGTTGACTATGATCCTTCAGCATGCTGAAATTCACGGACGCACCATCGAGGAAGCGCAATGAAAACGCGTGACGCCGCAAACCATTTCGGCAGCAAGAAGAAGCTTGCCGACGCGCTGGGGATTCAGCCCAGCGCAGTGACGATGTGGGGTGAGGTCGTACCGATCTCTCGCCAGTACCAACTTCAGATCCTTTCGGGCGGCCAACTCATGGCGGATGCGAAGCCATCCGTGGAGGAATGCGTTAAGTCTGACAGGCCCACCCTTGAGCCAGTAGATGTCCAAAACACCTGCGAATCCATCCAGTAACGGATTTTCAGGCGAAAAAAAACCGCCTGGCAGGGCGGCTTTCTCTACAGCTTCAAACGAGATCAGAGCATGACAAACATCGTCCAAATTGACAAGTCCAGGGGGTTCACCCGGATGGACAACCAGCTCATGGATGGCCTGTTGGCTATCGATCTCCCAGCAAGGGAGATGAAGATTGTGCTGTACGTGGCCAAGGCCACCATCAACTTCGGCGCGGGCGCCCAGCGCATCCCGGCGACCGACATCGCAAAGGCCATCAACGCCCACCCTGATTCCGTATCCAAGGCGATCTCCAGTCTGTTGCGCCGCCGTGTGTTGTTCCGCGAGGGTGGTGCCCGGGGTGACATCGGCGTGAATGACCCGAAAGACTGGGTCTACGTCACTGAGCCGAAACAGACCAAATCAGCCGATTCGGCTCAAGTGGTCCGAATCGGAGAAGAGCCGAAACAGACCAAAACCGCCGACTCCCTTCTTTATTCTAAGAATCTAACCCCCTATGTATTTCTTCCTTCGGAAGAAAATACATGCCCCCCCAACGATGAGCAGCCGACTCCGGCCAAGGCTGACCGCAAGGCGCCATTCGGGAAGGCCGCCATGCTGGCCGACAACCCGCACGGCCTGGATGAGTCACTGATCGCTGACTACCTGACTGTCCGCAAGGCCGCAAAAGCCCCGGTGACTGCCCGGATCTGGTCCGGCCTGAATGCCAAGCTGGAGCAGTGCAAGGCATTCGGCATTCAGCCTGCCCAGGCCCTGGAGGTCGCCGTCGAGAACGGATGGCGCGGATTCGAGGTGGACTGGGTGACCAAGCGTCTCGCCGCCCAGCTGCCTGCTAACCCCAACAGCCGCCACCACGGCTTCAGTGACCGCGACTACACCGGCGGCCTGACCGAGCGCGAGGACGGTACCTATGCGATCTGAATCGGTGATCACCATGTCCGAGGTGCGAAACGCTGCCGGCTTCCGCGTCCAGCCTGCTCACTGCGAGCACCACGGCGACTTCGAACAGCGCGTGACCATGCTTATGGGCCGCGAAATCGTTGGCCGATGCCCTGAGTGCGAGAAGGCCGCCATTGCTGAGCGAGAGGCGAAGCAGCAGGCCGAGGAAACCCGCCTGAAGCGCGAGGCCATGACCCGCAAGCTGGGTTCGGCGCTGATCCCGAAGCGCTTCGCCGATCGCACCCTGGGCAACTACCGCGTCGAGCACGAAGGGCAGCGCAAGGCGCTTGCCTACTGCGCCCGCTACGTGGCCGCGTTCGAGGAGATTGAACGTACCGGGCGGTGCCTGATGCTGCTGGGCAAGGTCGGTACTGGCAAGACCCACCTGGGCGCTGGAATGGCCAACGAGCTCATGCGCAACACCTCGGCTACTGCCGTCTACCGGACGGTTGGGGCCGTCCTGCAATCCATCCGGGCGACCTACGATCGCCACAGCGAGCAGTCCGAGGCCGACATCCTGTCCAGCCTGGTCGAGCCATCGCTGCTGGTTCTGGACGAAGTCGGCGTGAGCAAGGAGCAGCCGAGCGAGTTCGAGCTGACAACCCTGTTTTCGATCATCAACGGGCGCTACGAGCAGATGCGCCCCACGGTGGTGATTTCCAACCTCGAGCCAGCCCAACTGCGCCACGCCATGGGTGAGCGGTGTTACGACCGTCTGCGCGAGGGCGGCGGGGTAGTGGTGCCCTTCGAGTGGGAGTCTCACCGTGGCAAGGAGGAGCTCTGACCATGCGACAAACCAAGTTGACCAGGGCTGCTCGCGGCAGGGAGTGCCAAGTGCGCATTCCGGGCGTGTGCAACGGCAATCCAGAGACCACCGTCCTTGCTCACTACCGCCTGGCCGGCACCTGCGGCGTGGGCAAGAAGCCGCACGACCTGCAGGGGGCATGGGCTTGCAGCGCCTGCCACGATGCCTGCGATGGCCGAAGCCGGGCCATTGATCGCGAGATCGCCCGTCAGTACCACGCCGAGGGCGTGATGCGCACCCAGTCGATTTTACTGGCCGAGTTCGTGGTGGTCGCATGAGTGGCTCTGTCCTTCGCCCGTTCAAGGCCAAACCGGCCCGCGCAAAGCCCGTCGACAGGGAAGGGCAGGAGCAGGCCGCGCTCATGCAGGAACTGCAACTGCGCTACCCGAAGGCCTACAAGCTGATCTACCACGTCCCGAACGGTGGGCACCGGCACAAGTTGGTCGCCGCAAAGCTGAAGGGGCAGGGCGTGAAGGCTGGTGTTCCCGATCTGGTGCTACCAATGGCTCGTGGCGGCTATTTCGGCCTGTACATCGAATTTAAGGCCAAGCCTCCCTTCGATGCTGAGGTTTCGCCCAGCCAGGATGCGTACATCCAGGAGCTGACCGCCCAAGGATACTTGGCGATCGTCTGCCGGGGCAGTATCGATGCCGTCGAGGCGATCCGCGCCTACCTGCTCCAGCCCGCGACGGTGGCCGCATGAGCGCCACCCGCGAAGTGAAGTTCAGCGAGGCTGAGGTGCGCCGTCAGGCCGCCGACCTGTCCGTGCGCGATCTGCGTGACCTCCGTCACCCTGGGTTGTACCTGCGCTTCTGGAGCAACCGCGAGCGGGGCACCTGGCACCTGGTGCGCGGCAAGAAGTGGGTGCCGGTCGCCCGCTGGCCGGAGCTGAGCGTCGCGGCGGTGCTGGCTGAGCTGCCCGCGCTTCGTCAGCGCCTGTTGCGCGACCCGGCCACTGCGCCCGTGGTTTCCGGTATGGCCACCGTGGGTCAGCTGCTGGACTGGTACGGCGACCGAATGGGGCGTGACCGCTCGCTGTCGGTGAAGCGCAAGGCCGGCGCCCGTTCGGCCATTGCTCAGCACCTGAAGCCGCGCCTGGATGACATGGTGCTGACCGACGTGACTGCCGACACGTTGGACAAGCAGCTGATGTGGCCTTCCCAAGCCGAAGTGTCGTTGTCCTACCTGCGCCAGATGTTCGCGCTGCTGCTGACCGCGTTCAAGCAAGCCAAACGCCTGGGACTGATCGAGTCTGACCCCATGGCCGGGATGCGCTTCAGCGACTTCACCAAGGCCAAGATCCTGCCGAAGTCGGCCCGCCTGCGTGCGGTGCACCTGGTTGATGTGATGCAGCAGCTGGGGCAGACCTTCGACGCGACTCCCGCCAAGGCCATGCTGGCACTGATGATGCTCACCCACGGCACCCGCATCGGGGAGACCAGAAAGGCCCGGTGGAGCGAGGTATCGGTCACGGCTGGCGAGTGGTTCATCCCGGCAGCAAATGCCAAGACCCGTACTGAGCACCGGCTGCCGCTGACCAACCAGATCTGCGCGCTTCTGACCCGGTACCGGGCAATCCAGCAGGCCGAAGGGTACGACGGCGTGTACCTGTTCCCAAGCCGTCGCGGCGGGTGCCTGAGCGAGAGCCAAGCCAGTGCCGTGTTCACCGAATTGGGCCGGGGCGAGTGGACCAGCCACGACCTGCGGAAAGTCTCTCGAAGCACCTGGACCGACCTCGGTATCGACGGGCACATCGGCGAGATGCTGCTGAACCACTCGCTTGGCAAGATCGCCAGCACCTACATCCACACCCAAGCGATGCAGCAGCGAAGGGCAGCCCTGGAGAAGTGGCACGCCTGGTTAGACGGCATCGGCTTTGGTGCCATTCACGGCCTTACAGAGGCCTTATCCGAAATCCCACAGATTCAGGCGCAGGCGGCAGAGGGCAAGGCCTCTAGCACCCATCCCGAATTTGTTACTAGCGAGGATTCGAAATGAATATTTCTCAGCACGGCGCCCTCGCTTTCTCGTGGGCGGTGACAGCGCTGAAGCCTGACGCGCCGGCCTTTGACCGCTCGAAAGTGTTCATGGTCTGCATCCAGAACTACGACGATCACCGGCGCCTCCGCGTGACCATGCTCGGCGGCGCTAGCTTCGAGGTGGACAGCCGCACGTTCCCTTACGACATCGACAAGGCTGCCGACTGGCTGGTGGGTGCCGAATGAAGAAAGTCCACGGCCCAGCGCTGCGCAAGGAGCGGGTCATCCTGACCAGGTGCCCGGAGTGCCAGGGGAGGGCAGTGGTGAAGGGCGTTTTCTATGACCTGCCCTGCGGTCGCTGCAACGCATCAGGGTGGTTGTCGGCGGTCACCGGCGAGCCGCTGCCGCTGGAAGAACTTGTGACGCAGTTGGGGCTGCGTGTGCGCGAGCTGGAACAGCAGGTTGATCGCCAGCGGCCACCGCGCACTGAAGGCCCATCTGCGCAGTACGAAACGAACAACCGCCGCGGCGCCGGCGGAACCAACTGCACCGGGGATTGAGGGGAAGGACATGAGCCATTTGGAAAGAAGTGCCGAGGAACTGCTCGAGCATTGGGGTAGGTGGGTTGTGCTGGGGTCGGGTGTGTCGTGCTGCGCATCGCGTGAGAACACGGTCCTGGACCCAATCATCACCGACGACGAGGCGCTGTTTGTTGATCGCCTGGTCGGTCGGTTGTTGCAGCGCTACGCCGAGTGCGGCGCCGTGATCATGAAGTACTACACCTCGCGGGACACTTCCTTGCGTGATGTGGGCAAGAAGCTTGGCTTCGGCGAGGAGAAAACGCGGCAGTTGTGGAAGGCTGGCGTGGCTTGGGTTGATGGTGCGTTGGATGTTCGACGTGAGGCCGCTTGACATCCCCGGTCCTCACCCGTATCTTTCGTGTTACTTTGCGGTAGGTGCGCGAGAGCAAACTCGGCATCACCGACATCCACCATAAGCCTCGGCATCTGCCGGGGCTTTTTCGTTTCTGCTCCCCGCAAAGGGAGGGATAGAGATGCCAAACATGCCTGAGAAAGATCCTGGCCTGTGGGCCGCTGTGCTCGCTTGGGTACTGGCCCACCAGCCCCAGCTGTATGCCGCTGGCCTGTCGGTCGCGATCGCTGCTCTTCGAGTGGTGTACGGCGGTGGCACGCGGCGGCAGATGATCTTGGAGGGCGCGCTGTGCGGCCTAATCACGCTGGCCCTCGTGCCGTTGCTGGAATGGATGGGCTTGCCGCAGGGCATGGCCACCTTCGCTGGTGGTGCTGTCGGCTTCATGGGAGTGGAGAAGCTTCGTGGCTACTCCGACCTGTTCTTGTCTCGCAAAGCGCAGGGATAACCATGAAGGCCGAACTGACTGATGCCGAAGCGAGGATTGCCCGGATGCTGGGTGATGCCTGGAACGCATACCTCGAATTGCCGGTGGAGCATCCGATGGACCGCGGCGAGTTCTGCACCTCCATCCACCGATGCCAGGACCAGGTGCTTGCGCGCGCCGGGCGCCGAGCGCTGAACCAACCAACCGAGAACAAGCCATGATCACGCTCACTGACATCAACCGCCGCCAGCTCTACGTGGCCCCGAGCGCCATCGCTCGCGTGCAGGAGGCTGGCACCAGCTCGCAGTGGCACGGCGTCTGCGCCATCGCCCATACGTTCGACGGCCAGGTGCTGGAGGTTCGCGAGCGTGCCGCCGATATCGCCCGCCAAGTCGGCATGTGCCGAGAGGAGTGAGCCATGAAGAGCTCCGAGCAATCCCGTCTCAACTACCTGCTGACCTCGCGTCCTCTCATTGTCAAGCGCAACGGGTTGCACTACTGCCTTCACGATGCCTTCAGCGGCGAGGTGCTGGCAGGGCAAGCCCAAGTTCGCCTGGTGCAGAACCCCAACGAAGTAGCGCGGCTTATCGTCGAGTTCAACTGTGATGGCACTCACGTCCGACTGGATGGTGAGTGATGGCCTGCAGTGGATGCGCCGCTCGGCGCGAATGGATCAACAAATGGATGAGGGTAGCCCGTGAGCGAGCAAGCAATCTCTTTGCTCCAGAAGATTCTGGAGCAGGAACAGAAGCAGACCGCTCTGCTGGAGACGATCGCAAGCCAGAACCTGGCACTGATCGAGGCGCTGGCCGACGGTGACGGCGAAGACCCAGACGCGCAGCCATCGACCTACCTGGACGGCTCGCCATGCCGTTGAGGCCGCAGCGTCCGTGTCGAGCCCAGGGGTGCAGGGCGCTGCACAGGAACGCCAACGGCTACTGCGATGCTCACGCTGACCAGGTGAAGAGCCACGTTCGAGAGAAGCCGCGCGAGAGCTCCACATCGCGGGGATACGGGTACAAGTGGCAGCAGGCCCGCGCTGGATATCTGGCCAAGCATCCGCTGTGTATTCGTTGTCAGGCTCGAGGCCTTGTAGTCGCGGCCACCGATGTTGACCACATCGTGCCACATAAGGGCGACATGACCGTCTTCTGGGATCGGTCGAACTGGCAGGCCTTGTGTGCCCGGTGCCACTCGGCCAAGACGGCAGGTGAGGACGGTGGGTTCGGCAACGCCCGCCAGAAATGATCAAAAATCGATCAGATTCGCCGTTGATGAGATTGATTCTCGCGATTGGGGAGGGGGAGGGTCGAAAGTTCAGGCCTTTTCGTTTCTAGACCGCGCCCTCAGTCTTTTTTTTACACCCGCGAAATATAAAGTTTAGTGGAGGCGCCGATGCCAGGGGTTGCCGGGCGCTCCGGCCGTCGCCCAAAACCCACGGCCCAGAAGGTGCTGGCCGGGAATCCCGGCAAGCGCAAGCTGAACACGGACGAGCCGGACTTCGCTCTGGTGACCAACGTTGATCCGCCGGATTGGTTGTGCGAACACGCCACTCGGGTTTGGCAAATGCTGGTGCCGGAACTGCTCCGCGCCAAGGTGCTCGCGCTCACTGACATGCACAACGTCGAGGCTTTCTGCACGGCCTACGGTAACTGGCGACTGGCTCAAGAGTCGGTGCGCGCCCACGGCATCGTGGTTGCGGGAGCCACCGGCGGCCCGGTGAAAAACCCGGCGCTTACAGCGGCGAACGAGGCGATGCGCCAGATGGTCACCTTCGGTTCGATGCTGGGGCTCGATCCCGCGAGCCGCACGCGCATCATCGGCGGCAACAAGCAGAAGACAACGAACCCATTCGCAGGATTGCTCGAGTGACCAATGGCCAGGACCAAGTACACCAACGTCGACAAGGCGATGGCGTGGGCAAGGTCCGTCCTGAAAGGCAAGTTCCCGGCCTGTCGCTACATCCACCAGGCGATCGAGCGTCACTTTGACGACGTAGCCGCCAGTCGCTCCAAGAACTACCCCTACAAGTTCGACCCGGCCAAGGCCGAGAAGAAGCTGCGGTTGATGCAGCTGCTGCCACACACGAAAGGTGAGTGGGCGTTCAAGCGGCAGCTGATCACCCTGGAGCCTTGGCAGCTGTTCGGTCTGGCCTGCACCTTCGGGTGGGTCCGGAAGAAGGGCGGATATCGGCGCTTCCGCGAAAGCTACTGGGAGGTGCCACGTAAGAACGGCAAGTCGGTGATCGCCGCTGGCGTGGGCATCAGCATGTTCACTGCCGACAACGAGTTCGGCGCCGAGGTCTACTCGGGCGCTACAACAGAGAAGCAGGCGTGGGAAGTGTTCCGCCCGGCGCGCCTGATGGTCAATCGCTCGCCAATGCTGATCGAGGCGGCAGGCATTGAGGTCAACGCCTCGAACCTGAACATCCCGTCCAACGGCAGCCGCTTCGAGCCGCTGATTGGCAACCCCGGTGATGGTGCGTCGCCGTCCTGCGCGATCATCGACGAATACCACGAGCACGACAGCGCGGCCCAGTACGACACGATGCTCACTGGCATGGGTGCACGCCGACAGCCGCTGATGTTCATCATCACCACTGCCGGAGCGAATATCGAGGGGCCGTGCTACGACAAGCGGCGCCAGGTCATCGAAATGCTCAACGGCACGGTGCCCGACGACGAACTGTTCGGCTACATCTGGACGCTAGACGAAGGTGACGACTGGACCGACCCGAAGAACCTGGCCAAGGCTAACCCCTGTATGGGGGTGTCGGTATTCCAAGAGTATCTGGAGAGTCAGCTGGCTCGGGCGATTCGCTCCGCCAGGTTCACCAACACCTTCAAGACCAAGCACCTCAACCTTTGGGTGAGCGCGAAGTCTGGCTTCTTCAACATGGAGAGATGGAAGGCGTGCGAGGACAAGACGCTCACGCTTGAGCAGTTCGAGGGCCAGGAGTGGATCGCCGGCTTTGACTTGGCGCGCAAGCTCGATATGAACTCCAGGGCCAGGCTGTTCTGGCGGGAGATCGACGGGAAGACCCATTACTACAGCGTGGCCCCGGCGTTCTGGGTGCCGGAAGACACGGCCAACGACGTGGACAATAAGCGCATGACCGAGCGCTTCCAGGCCTGGGTCAACACCGGTCACCTCACGGCCACGCCCGGCGCCGAGGTGGACTATCGGGAGATCCTCGAAGACACCAAGGAAGCCAACAAGCTTGCGCCGATCAGGGAGAGCCCGATCGACCCTCATGGCGCCACTGGTCTCAGCCACGACCTAGACGACGAAGGTTTCAACCCGATCACCATCACCCAGAACTACACCAACATGTCCGACGGCATGAAGGAGCTGGAGGCAGCCATCGAGGCTGGCCGTTTCCACCATGACGGAAACCCGATTATGACCTGGTGTATCGGCAACGTGATCGGCAAGAACCTGCCAGGTAACGACGACGTAGTCCGTCCGATCAAACAGGGCGACGACAACAAGATCGACGGCGCGGTCGCGCTGATCATGGCGGTCGGTCGGATTCTCGCAAATGCACACCCGGAGGAAACGCTCTCCGACCACCTAACCAAGCACGGAATCAGAACCCTATGACTCCTGAACAAGAGACGCCTCGTGAAGATGAGGTGTCGGGCCTCGATCGTCTGCGCGAAAGCCTGCCGGATGTAGTCGGCATGGTCGGCTTTGGCCTGCTCGCGCGCGGTCTATGGGTTGGATTTGGTGAGGCTGTGGCGCTGTCGGTATGCGGGGTAATCCTCATGTCACTGTCGGCCTATGCCGTAATCCGAGGAGGGAGCTGATGTTTAAGGCCCTGCTTGGGAGAAAGAACAATCCGCTGGCCATCGACACGCCGGAGAAACTTGCCCAGGCGATTGGCGCGGGCTACGAAACAGCGTCAGGGCAGCGCGTCACAACCTCGAGCGCTCTGCAGCAGTTGGTGGTCTTCAACTGCGTGCGCGTGCTGGCCGAGTCGATTGGCATGCTGCCGTGCCGTCTGATGAAACAGACGGGCAAGGTACGTTTGCCGGCCACCAGCCACCGGCTTTACCCGCTGCTGTCCATGGCGCCGAACGGGTACATGACCTCCCAGGAGTTCTGGGAAATGCTGGTCGCCTGCCTATGTTTGCGCGGTAACTTCTACGCCTACAAGGTCGAGGCCCTCGGTAATGTGATTGAGCTGCTACCACTCAATCCTGACATCGTCCAGCCGAAGCTCAACGACGACTGGACGGTTGAGTACAAGGTCGACTTCAAGACTGGGCAGAAGACCCTAACGCAAAAAGAGATCTGGCACGTCCGTCTGTTCACGCTGGACGGCCTTAATGGCCTGAACCCGATCGCCTACGCCCGCCAGACTCTCGGCCTGGGTCAGGCGATGGACGCTCACGCAGGGAAGCTGTTCACCAACGGTGCGGTAACGAGCGGTGTGCTGCGCACCGATGAGAAACTCACCGATGAGGCTTTCGCCAGGCTGAAGGAAGAGTTCCAGGGTGAGCACATGGGGGCGGCAAACGCCTACAAGCCCATGATCCTGGAGATGGGCCTGGACTGGAAACCGATCAGCCTGAACGCCCAGGACACACAGTTCATCGAGTCGAAGCGCATGACGGAGGCGCAGCTCTGCGGCCTCTTCCGCGTGCCGCCGCACCTAGTGGCGAACATGGACAAGATGACGCTCAACAACGTTGAGCAGATGGGCATGAACTTCGTGAACTACTCGCTGGTGCCGATCATCACGCGCATCGAGCACCGGATTCAGGTTGGCCTGCTCAACGAGAAAGATCGACTCACCCACTACGCCAAGTTCAACGCCGGCGCCTTGATGCGCGGCGACCTCAAGGGGCGCTACGACTCCTACGGCAAGGGCATTCAGTGGGGAATCCTGAGCCCGAACGACTGCCGAGAGCTGGAGGACGAGAACCCCCGTGAAGGCGGCGACATTTACCTGACCCCAATGAACATGACGACCAAACCAGAGGCTGACGACGATGCAGACAAAGCAGCGCCTTGACCTGCCGTTGACCATCAAGTCGGTCAGCGACAGCGGCGAGTTCGAGGGCTACGGCTCGGTGTTCGGTGTCGAGGACAGCTACGGCGACGTGGTTGTTCGTGGGGCCTTCGCAGCGAGCTTGACCAAGTGGAAGGAGAAGGGCCGGCTACCGGCCATGCTCTGGCAGCACAACATGAGCGAGCCGATCGGCGTCTACACCGAGATGCGCGAGGACGAGGTCGGCCTGTATGTGAAAGGCAACTTGCTTACTGAGGTCGATCCGCTGGCCAAGCGGGCGCACGGCCACATGAAGGCCGGCAGCCTGACCGGCATGTCGATCGGCTACATGCTCGACGACTACGAGTACGACAAGGAGAAGGGCATTTGGCTGCTGAAGGCAATCGACCTGTGGGAAGTCTCCCTGGTCACCTTCCCGGCCAACGACGTAGCCCGGATCACTGACGTGAAATCTCTGCTGGCCCGCGGCGAGACCCCGCCGCCCAGCAAAGTGGAGCGGGCCCTGCGAGAGGTAGGGTTTTCCGGCTCCCAAGCCAAGGCCTTCATGGCCAAAGGCTACGGCGCAGTTTCACCGCGAGAGGCGGGTGCCGATGACGCACTTCAATCACTGAAATCCCTTTTGGACAAAATGTAAGGAGCCTCTCATGGCTGTTGAAAAGAAAGACATCGACGACGTCGCCGAAGCGCTGGGCAAGAAGTTCGACGAGTTCAAGGAAAAGAACGACAAGCGCATCGACGGCCTGGAGGCCGAGAAGGGCAAGCTCTCCGGCCAGGTCGACACCCTGAACGAAAAGCTGGGCGAGCTCGACGCGCTCAAGACCTCGCTCGAGCAGGAGCTGGCCGCGCTGAAGCGTCCGGACGGCACCGGCACCAAGGCCGCCAGTGAGCACAAGGCTGCCTTCATGCAGTTCGTTCGCAAGGGCATCGACACCGGCCTGGGTGACCTGCAGGCCAAGGCGCTGCAGATCGGCAATGACGCTGACGGCGGCTACGCGGTCCCTGAAGAACTGGACCGCAGCATCATCGAGCTGCTGAAAGACACCTCGCCAATGCGCCAGGTGTGCAACCAGATCACTGTCGGCACGCCCGACTACAAGCGTCTGGTCAGCCTGGGCGGCGCTGGCTCCGGATGGGTTGGCGAAACTGCACCGCGCCCAGGAACGGGCACCCCGACCCTGGGCCAGATCTCGGCATTCATGGGCGAGATCTACGCCAACCCCCAGGCCACCCAGACCAGCCTCGACGATATCTTCTTCAATGCTGAGGCCTGGTTGAACGCCGAGGTAGCCCGCGAGTTCACGGAGAAGGAGGGCGCTGCCTTCACCAGCGGCGACGGCGTGAACAAGCCCAAAGGCTTTCTGGCCTACGACTTGGTGTTGGACGACGACAAAACCCGCGCGTTCGGCAAGCTGCAGAAGCTGATTTCCGGTACCGCCGGCGCTTTCAATGGCGACAAGATCATCGACTTGATCCACTCGCTGAAAGCCGGGTACCGCGCCAATGCCCGCTTCATGATGACCAACCTGACCGTGGCCTATGTCCGCAAGCTGAAGGACAGCCAGGGCAATTACCTCTGGCGCCCTGGCCTGGAGGCGGACAAGCCTTCCACCCTGCTGGGCTACGGCATCATTGAAAACGAGGATGTGCCGGACGTGGCGGCCGACGCCAACGCGATCTCGTTCGGTGACTTCCAGCGCGGCTACACCATCGTGGATCGCATCGGCACCCGTGTCCTGCGCGACCCCTACACCAACAAGCCATACGTTGGCTTCTACACCACCAAGCGCGTCGGCGGCATGCTCGTCGACTCCCAGGCGATCAAGGTTCTGACCCTGAGCGCTGCCTGATCGAGCGGGCGCCTTCGGGCGCCCACTTCTGGAGGATTTATGCCAATCATTTCCGTGAAGAAGGCGTTCCCGTTCGCAGTGGGCGGGAACCAGGTGGTGGATATCCAGGTGGGCGATCAGGATGTTTCTGACCGTTGCGCTCTGGTGGCAGTCGAGCACCTGGGCGTGGCCGAGTATCTCGACCAGAAGCGCATTCAAGTACTTCGTGAGGACGGTCCCACCGTGGCCGAATTTGTGGAAGCAGGCTACCTGGCGGCAAACTATCCGCCCGAAGGCTACTCCTCGCGCAGCTCACAGGAGGAGATCGACGCGGCGATCCTTTCGCAGAAGGGCGCCGAGAACGAAACCGATCCGCTGAAGATGACCGTCCCGAAGCTGAAGGAATGGCTCACAGCGAAGGGGATTGAGTTCGCCGCAGACGCGAAGAAGCCAGCGCTTCAGGCCCTGGTGCCAAAAAATGATTGACCTCGAAGTGGTGAAAGCGCACTTGCGGGTCGATGGCGACGACGAGGACATGCTGATCCAGGGCTACACCGACGCGGCCCTCAGCACCTTCGATCTGTGGACGAATCGCAAGTTGATTGCAGAGGGTGAGCCGTTGCCTGACCCCGTAGGCAATGCGTTGTCCTTCCGTAAGTCGATCCAGCAGGGTGCGCTATTGCTTATCGGGCACTGGTACGCAACCCGGGAGACCGTTGTTACCGGCACCATCGCGACCGAGCTTCCGATGGCTACCCAGGCCCTGTGGAGTCCTCACCGCTGGGTGAACGTATGAGGGCCGGCGATCTTCGGCATCGAATCGAAATCCAGCACAGGGTCACTCCACGCGACCCCGTCACATTGGAGATCGGCGAGCCCGAGTGGCAGTTGTTTGCCAAGGTGTGGGCACAGATTACGCCGCTGTCGGCACGAGACCTGATTGCCGCCCAGGCCGCACAGTCAGAGGCGACCGCCCGGATTGTCATACGTTACCGCTCAGGCGTGCTGCCCACCATGCGCATCGCCTATCGGGACGAGGTGTACAGCATTGTCGGTCGTCCTTTGGAAGACCCGAACTCTGGCCGTGAATACCTCACAATCCTCGTGGCGAAGGGGGTGAAGGATGGCTGAAACCATCGAGTTCAGCCTGATCGGGCTGGACAGCCTGCTCGGCAAGCTCGATGCAGTCAGCTACGACGTGAAGCGCAAAGGGGGAAGGGCGGCGCTGCGCAAGGCCGCCCAGGTCATCGTCGAAAAAGCCAAGGAAGGTGCCGAGCGGATCGACGACAAGGACACCGGCCGCTCGATCTCCGACAACATCGCTCTGCGCTGGAACGGCCGGTTGTTCCGGGCCTCTGGCGACCTGGGGTTCCGCATCGGTGTTCAGCACGGCGCCCTGCTCAAGGATGGCGGTGATCTCAGCCCGAACGCGCCGACGCCGCACTGGCGCCTGATCGAGTTTGGTACCGAGAAGATGGCGGCCGCGCCGTTCATGCGCCCGGCGCTGGCCGACAACATCAGCCAGGTCACCAACACGTTCATCTCCGAGTACGAGAAAGCTATCGACCGCGCAATCCGGCGCGCTGCGAAGAAGGCTACAACCCCATGACCCCACCCATTGAGCAAATCTGCGCGGCAGACCCAGCGGTGACCGCGCTGCTCGGTGCTGGCGTGAACTTACGCCTGTACCCGTTTGGCGAGGCTCCGGAGGGTGTGGCCAAGCCATATGCCGTATGGCAGTTGGTACGGGGAAGTCCGGAGAACTACTTGGCAGGCCGCCCTGATGTGGATGGCTTCACGCTGCAGGTGGATGTGTACGGCACAACCAGCGGCTCAGTGCGCAAAGTGCGCGATGTCATCCGCGATGCAATCGAATTGCGGGCGTACGTCACACGATGGGGTGGCGAGACCCGCGACCCGTCAACGAAGAGCTTCCGGACCAATTTCGACGTGGACTGGATTGTCCCCCGCTGAACCGCTGCAAAGAACCCGGCCCGCCTAGAGCGGGTTTTTTTATGCCCGACATTTGGAGAACGCTATGTCGATCCTTACCCAAGGAACCCAGATCTACGCCCTGGTGCCACCGCTTTCCGGTACCGGGCCATACACCGTCATGGAGGTGGAATGCGCCACCACCTTCGAGCCAGGTGGTTCGCCGTCCGAGCAGATCGAGGACAGCTGTCTCGTCGCCAAGGAGCGCAGCTACAAGAAGGGCCTGCGCACTCCTGGCCAGGCCTCGATGGGCTTGAACGCCGACCCAAACAGCCCGAGTCACATCCGCCTGCATCAGCTGTCCGAGGCCGACGGCGATACCACCCTGCGCTGGGCTGTTGGCTGGTCCGATGGTACTGCTGCCCCGACCGTTGTCGCTGCTGGCAGCTTGGCGCTGATCACCGTAACCAATGCCGGTAGCGGGTACACCAGTGCGCCAACCGTCAACATCACCGGTGGCGGCGGTACCGGTGCCACTGCGACCGCCGTGGTCGATGCCGGCGAGGTGGTGGGCATCAACATCACCAACCCAGGCAGCGGCTACACCAGCGCGCCGAACATAACCTTCACCGGAGGCGCCGGTACTGGTGCGGCTGGCGCGGCCGAGGTCAGCCAGGAATCGGACTTCGTTCTGCCGCCATCGCGCACCTGGTTCACATTCTCCGGCTACGTTGCCGACTTCCCGTTCAACTTCGCACTGAACGCCGTGGTGGCGTCCACTGTCGCGATCCAGCGTTCGGGCGGCTCCGCCTGGATTCGTAAGGTGGCCTGATGATGGAACTGAGCATCTCGAACCTGAAGAAATCCAAGGCCTTCACCGCCCGCCCGGTGGCCAAGGAAATCGAGTGGGACGGCAAGAAGTTCACCTGCTACGTTCGGCCGCTGTCCTACCAGACGGCGATTGGCGATATCGCCGCTCACCGCGGTGCCGACCCGCTGGCCTGCCGTATCGCCTCGAGTATCTGCGATGCCGAGGGCAGGCCGGTGTTCACCGTGAACGACATCACCGGCGAGGCCGATCCGGAGAAGGGCGCTCTCGATCCGGACCTGACCAACCTGCTGCTGATCGCCATCGGTGAGGTGCAGAACGGCACCGTTGCGGGAAAGAAGAAGCGCTAGAGCCGATCGACGAACTGTGGTGCGAGCTGGTGATGAACGGGATAGGCGGCCGCACCATTGCCGAGGCGCAGGAGAACATGTCCTATCCCGAGTTTCTGACCTGGGTGAAGTTCCGGCAGAAGCGCGGATCGCTTCACCCTGGGATGAGGCTAGAGGTCGCTCTGGCCCAGTTCCAGGCCATCTACTTCAACAGCAAGACCAGTGAGTCGGCGCCGAAGCTGTATCCGCAGGACTTCGCCCCGCACATGGACCCACGGGTCGAGACGCTGGAGGAGGCCATGGAAAGCTGGGTGTGATTTGGGTGGAGCTGCATGCAATGGTAGATTTGCACGTTTCTCTAGGAGCGAGGCCAATGAAGACATTGAAGTGCAGGAAGTGCTCTGCAATCTACCCCGCGTCAGATAAGAACTGTCCAAGTTGCAATGCGTCCTCGCGCGCATTACCGATCTCCTGGATCGTTGGCGCGTTAGTGGCGGTGGCAGCTGGTGTTTATTTTGTATCTACCCCTGATAGAGAGCCAACAGCCCCTGCTGGGCCGAGAGACTCGGAGGTGCTGTCCCTGGCATTCTCGTCTGTTCGCGCGAACATGAAAGATCCTAGCAGCGCAAAATTCGGTCAGGCGAAAAGGTATTCGGTCGGCGATGGTCGTAATGTCGCTTGCGGTTCAGTAAATGCCAAAAACTCATTCGGTGCTTATGCTGGCGAAAAGAGATTCGTATTCACGTACGAATCGGGGCTAGTGATGATCGACGATGGATCATCTGCCTTTTCCACCGCATGGGGCACGCTGTGTAGATAGTCCATAACGCGAACCCGCCACGGCGGGTTTTTTATTGCCTGGAGAATTTATGGCGGGCTCACTTGGCACCTTGACCCTCGATTTGATTGCTCGGATTGGTGGATTCACCGGGCCTATCGACCAGGCTGGCCGTGCAGCCAAGAAGTCCTCGAAGGAAATTGCAGAGGCGGCCAATCAAGCAAAGGTCGCCTGGAGCGCCCTGGGCGAGGTTGCTGCGGGCGTGGTTGCTGGTCTCTCCGTCGCTAGCATCTTTGGACGGTTCGTTACTGAAACACGAAACGCAGAGCAAGAGCAGTCTCAGCTCAGCGCGGTTCTACGGTCGACTGGAGAGTCGGCCGGATTTAATCGAGACCAGCTGAACGAAATGGCTGCGGCCATGGAGCGTGCCACGACCTTTTCGGGTGGTGACATTAACCAAGCGCAGACCGCATTGCTTGCCTTCACTGGGGTGGTTGGCAATCAGTTCAATAGGGCTCTGCAGTCTGCAGCGGATATGGCAGCGCGAACCGGCGTGACGGTAGTTTCTGCTGCAGAAACGATCGGCAGGGCGCTGGATGTACCATCCAAAGGCCTCACTGCTCTGAGCAAGCAGGGTTTTCGCTTCACGGAAGACCAGAAGAAAATGGCTATTGCCATGGAGTCGACCGGCAACATTGCAGGCGCTCAAGGCATCATACTGGCTGCCCTTGAGGAGTCATACTCGGGAGCTGCAGCGGCAGCCAGGGATACCTTTGGTGGCTCTCTGGACGCCCTGCAGAACACCATTTCCGGGCTTCTCACGGGCGAGGGTAGCCTCAATAGCGCGAAGGACGCCGTTAATGCGTTGAACGATGTTCTTTCATCGCCCGGGGCAAAGGACGCGATCGACCTTACTGCTAAGGCTGCCGTCGTTTTGGCTGGGGTGCTAACTGTTCGGCTAGCTGCTGCTGCGGCGAGTAGTGCCGTTTCATTCCTCGCCGCCCAAGTTGAAGCTGCTCGTTATCAGGCAACACTGGCCAGAATGGCCGGGGTTTCTGCCACTGCCGCTGCTGGAATCACTGCGGTGAGTCTTGCCGCTCGGGCAGCATCTGCAGCGATGGCGCTGCTTGGCGGACCTGCAGGAATCATCATTGCCGCCGGCGCAGCGCTTACCTACTTCGCCACAAAGACGAAGGATGCCAAGCAGTCCCTGGTCGATATCGGTACCCCACTGGACGAAATTGCCGAGAAGTTCAGAAATCTGGGGCGCGATCAGAAGGCGGCCCAGCTTGCTCAATACACGGCTGATTTCGAGAAGGCCACCCAGGACCAAGCAGACGCCTACAGTACGCTGATGAAGCGGGTGAACCGTGACCTGGGTAGTTCGTTGTTCCCCAGGATCAAGAAAGAGTTCGATGAGGCCTACGCTTCCGGGCAGCCATTGTCCTTGGTCATCGAAGATCTGTCGCGGCGGTTCCGGCTCAAGCCGGAGGCGCTCCAGGCATGGGTGGCGCAGTCTGGCGCTGTCGCCGAGGCTGGTGAGAAGGCGTCCTATGCCGCCAGCCTGGTCAAGCGCCTAACCGATGAGTTCAACGCCAACACTGCTGCAGCAGCGACGAACGCAAACACGGTCCCGGAAAGATCCAAGGTCTACACCGACCTGGCCAAAAAGATCGACGAGCAGATCGCTGTCGCGGGGAAGCGGACTGAAGCCGAGAAGCTTGCAGCAAGGATCAGCGGTGGATTCGTTGAGGGGCTGAAGGATGGCGAGGGTGAACTGCTTGTAGCGAAGCAGAAGAACCTGGACGCGATTGAAAAGGCCGCAGCGGCAACGAAGAAAGCCGAGGAAGACGCCAAGTCGCGTGCGAAATCAGCAGCCGAGGCGCTGAAAAAGCGCGGGGTGGACGCCGAAGAAAGCTACCGTCGGCAGATCGCCTTGATTGACGAGACCACCGGCAAGCAGGGCAAGGCTACCGAGGTGGCCAAGCTCGCCTTCGAACTGGAGACCGGCAAGCTCAAGGGTGTCAGCGCCGAGCGCCAGAAGGTGCTGGAAGGCCTGGCCGCCGAACTCGACGCCAAGATCAAGCTGCAGAAGCAGAACCAGGAAGACCTGAAGCTGGCGACCTACGCGGCCAACCTCAAGGACAGCAACACCATTGTTCGCCAGGGCTTCGAGCTGGAGATTGCTGGCGCTGGCCAGGGTGAGAAGCTGCGATCGCGCATGCGGGAAAACCTGGCGATCGAGCAGGACTTCGCCAAGCAGCGCAACGAGCTCTACAAGCAGTACAAGGAAGCGGACCTGCTGGGCGATCCCGATGCCAAGGCGCGCTACGACAAGGAAACGGCCCTGCTGCGTGATGCCATGGCCGAGCGGATGCAGATCCAGGAGGACTACTACCGCAAGCAGGATGAACTGCAGGGCGACTGGCTGAGCGGCGCCAAGGATGCTTGGCAGGACTATGCCGACAGCGCGATGGACCTGAACTCGCAGATGTACAGCGTCACCAGCAATGCCCTGGGCAGCCTGGAGGATGAGCTGGTCAACTTCGTGAAGACCGGCAAATTCAACTTCAACGATTTCGCTGAGGGTATCGCCAACGACCTGCTGCACATGCTTGTGAAGGTGGGCCTGCAGATGGCGGTCAACGCCGCGATCGGCGACACGGCGGCGGCTTCCTCGGCGGCGCTGGCGGCTGCGACCGGTACCGCGATGGCTGCAGCATATGCGCCGGCGGCTGCGATGGCGTCCCTGGCTTCCTTCGGTGCGAACGCCGCACCCGCATCAGCGGCGATCACCAGCACCACGGCGTTGGCCAGCAGCCTGTCGCTGGTCGGCATGGCGCATGATGGTATCGACAGTGTCCCGCGCGAAGGCACCTGGCTGCTGCAGAAGGGTGAGCGGGTCACCACCGCGAACACCAGCGCGAAGCTGGACCGCACCCTGAACGATATCCAGCAGAACAATGGCTCAGGGGGATGGAGCCAGATGCCTCCGATCCAGCAGCACTTCCAAATCCAAGGCTCCGCAGATGAGGCCACGCTGGCGCGGATCAGGGAGGCTGCCACCCAGGGAGCCAACGCCGGATATCAGATGGTCCTCAAGGACTTCAAGAGCAACGGCCCAGCGCGGCAGATGCTGCGCAAGGGGTAAGTGACCACCAGGAGATACCACATGGCAATCGCATGGCCGGATGGCCTGTGCCCGAATGAAATGACCTGGGGGGTCGTCTACAACAATCGGGCGTTCACCTCGACGCTCTCCAATGCTCAGCAGATCGTCGGCTACCCGGGTGCGTACTGGCAGTGCCAGCTGACCTTCTCGGCCCTGTCGCGCGAGCAGGAGCGTCTGCTGACGGCGTTCATTGGGCGCCTGCAGGGGATGTTCGGCACGTTCAACCTTCCGGCCTTCACGCGCACCCGCGCTGACTTCATAGGCGTGCCGGTGGTGGTCACCGCCAATGCGCAGTCGTCGGTGATGCGCATTGGGGGCGTGACCGCCAATGCCAAAGTCTTCTCGATGGGCGACTACATCACCATCGGTGGCGTCATGTTCGAAGTTGTCGATGACGCCGTATCCGGTGCCAATGGTCAGGTGCAGGTGACTGTGAACAAGCCGATCCGCAAAACGATCACCGCCGGCACGGCCATTGAGTACAAGGCGCCTTTCGCAGAAATGCGGTTGACCAGCGACAGCCATTCGCTTGCCCGGCGCCCGGTGATCTCGAACCTCACACTTGAACTTCGGGAGGCCTTCTGATGGCGGGTGCATTCCCCTTCAGTCAGCGGGTGGTGGACATCATCGCTCAAGGCAATTTCACCGCGGTGTGGGCCTGCCAGTTGGATTTTCCAGACGGCATGGTTTTCGCGCACACCGGCACCGGGGACATGGTGATCGATGGCGTCACTTACCTGGGTGTCGGCAACTTCGGCGAGATTGGCCAGGCCCAAGAAAGCAGTAGCTCCGGCTCGCCCATGAGCGTCGAGCTGACACTCAGCGGCCTCGACACCACGATCATCACCGAGACCAGCCTCAAGGGCTGCCGTGGCCGCAACGCCAAGTTGATGTTCGTGGTGTTCAGCCAGACGGGCGAGTACGCCGCCGACATTTTGTTCAGCGGGCGGATGGACGCTGCTCAGTTCGCCTACAGCGGCAACGGTAGCGACGGTAACCACATCAAGGTGCCGATCATCGATCGGATGGCCGAGTGGAGCCGCCTCGGCACCGAGCGCTGGACTGACGAGAACCACCGGGCTCGGTACCAGAACGACCGATTTTTCTACGCCGTCGCCCAAATGGCCGACTGGCCTATCTACTGGGGTGCCAGCAAGGACGCTCCTTCCTTCAGCTACGAGTAGCCCATGCGAAATCGAGACTGGACCACACAACTCGCGAACACGATCAAGGCCGCCACTGAGCGGCCTTTCTCATGGGGCGAATTCGACTGCTGCCTGTTCGCCGCTGACTGCGCGGTGGCGGTGTGCGGTACCGACCCGGCTGAGCTGTACCGAGGCCGGTACACGACCGAGACGGGTGCCAAGCGACTGCTGAAGAAACTGCACGGCTCGCTTGAGGCGGCCTGGGATACCTGCTTTCAGCGGGTCAATCCAGCGTTCATCCAGCGCGGGGACGTGGCTATGTACGACGGACCGAATGGCCGAGGCGTGGCGGTGTTCTGGGCTGGTGAGTTCTGGTCGGTGACCGAGGACGGGGTAGGGCGCATTGCCTGTGACCCGCTGGTGGTGTGGAGGGTTGAATGAGCAAGGCAGTCAGGAAGGTTGCGCTGGTCGCTGCTGGGGCGGCCCTGGGTTTCGTCACCGGCGGTGTTGGCTTCGCGCTGATCGGTGGCGCCGTGGGTCTGTTTGTCGGCAGCCAGCAGGATGCCGCGCTGAAAACTGGCCGTGCGGGAAATAGCGAGCCCTCTGCACAGACCGTCCGTTCTTCCAAGGCCCCGGCGCGCTTCATCCTGGGCCGCGTCAGCACCGGTGGTGTGCTGGTATGGGCGCAGGAGCAGGCTGGCGACCAGGCAGACGGTGAATGGGTGCACCTGGTGTACGTGCTGAGCGAGGGCACCGTCGATGCGCTCGAGGAGATCTACCTCGGCGAGGAACTGATCAACACCTTCGGTGCGTTTGCTTCCTACGAGCTAGTGGTAAATCCGACACAGGTGAACGCCTTCCTGCGTGGCAACTGCCCCGACTGGAAGGACACGCAGATTGGTCGTGGCCTGTCATTCGTGCGCCTGTCGCTGAAACACAACGCGGAGAAATTCCCTTCGGGCATCCCGAATGTCCGGTTCGTGGTGCGTGGCCGAAACGATCTGTACGACCCGCGCACCGGCATGACGGGCTACAGCGAAAACACGGCTCTGCACCTGCTCTGGTTCCTGCGCGCCCGCTGCAAGGTTCCAGATGACGAGATTGTCTTCGAGACCTTCGCCAGCGCAGCCAACGTCTGCGACGAGTCGGTTGGCAATCCAGATGGCTCTTCCGGGATTCGCTATCGCACGGGCTGCGTCATCGGCGCCGATGAGCAGCGCACGAATGTCATCCAGAAGCTGGAAGAGTCGTGCGCGGGACAACTGATCCGCGTCGGTGGGAAATGGATGCTGCAGGCCGGTGCCTACTACGGCCCGTGGGACTTCGAGATCACCGAGGACATGGTGATCGGCACCGTCTCTGGATCGACCGAGGTCGGCAATGATGCGGCAATCAACGTTGTCACCGGCACGTTCGTTGATCCCTCGCAGTCCTGGGCGGAAACGGACTTTCCCGAGGTACGGGTGCAGGCGTGGGTAGACCAGGACGGCGGAGAGTCTGCCGAATCGATGTCGCTCGGGTATGTGACCGACGCCTACCAAGGCCAGCGCCTGGCCAACATCAAGTTGCGCCGCGCGCGGGCCGCTGGCTCGCTGCAGATCCCGATGAACTTCGCGGGCTACAACTGCCGGCCTGGGCGGGTGGTTCGCGTTAACCTGCCGTCGTTGAACATCGTTGGCGAGTTCATCGTCACCGACTGGAACCTGGCCGCCGATAACGGCTGTACGGTCACGGTGTCGCAGTACGAGGCCGCAATCTTCGACGATGCAGTGGGGCAGCCCTACAACCCGATCGGCTTCATCAGCCTGCCGTCCGGCGGCCTGGGCAGTCCTACCGGCCTTGCTTGGGCAGTAGACGATACTGCCGAAGTGACCCAGGGAGTACTGAGCTGGGAGCGGCCATTTGGGATTGTGACTGGATTTGCGGTGACCGTGCGCCAGGCCGGCGTGGCCGTGCAGGCCCAGCAGGTGCCGGAGACCACGCTTCAGGTGCCGCTGGCCGGCCTGCCATCTGGCAACTACACGATGAGCGTAGCCGCGCTCGGGCCGCAAGCGCGGTCGGGCGAGGCGAGCATCACGGTCAACATCAACGGACCAGCGGTGCCGGAGGCATGTGTTGTTCAGCCATCCATTGACAGCATTACGCTGCTCCCGAGCAACGTCCAGCGCGGGCTCAACGGCGGCACCTACGAGTACTTCTTCAGCATGGACCCGCAGGCTACTGCGGCGCAGTCGGAGTACTTGGGGCAAGGCTTGAGCTTGACTCACACCGGGCTTTCCTTTTTCACCAACTACTACTATTTCATCCGCTCGAAGAACGCCTATGGCGTCAGCGGGTTTCTCAAAGTACCTGCGTCTACATCCACCGATGTCACGGCTTTTCTCGCAGCGCTTGCGGGAAAGATCGAGAAGAGCGAGCTGGGGCAGGAGCTTCTCAAGGAGATCGAGCTGATTTCGGGCGATGGTCCCGGGTCTGTCAACGATCGCCTGGAGCAGACCAAGGATGAGCTGTACGAGCGGATTGACCAGTTGACCGACGCCTTGGCGTACGATCCGGCCAAGCCCTATGCCAAGGGTGATGTCGTGCGGCAGGGACAGCGCCTGTTCCAGGCGATAGCACCGGTACCTGCTGGTGCGGCGCCGCCGGACAGCAACTACTGGGCCGATATCGGCACCATTCTCGAAACTGCGAACGCTCTCGCGCTCCAGGTGCAGCAGAACACCGCTGATATCGAGACCCTCGACGGCAAGGTCACGGCTTCGGCCAGCCAGATGACCGCCCTGCAGGCCGCCTGGCGCGATGACGATGGCGAAGGGGATCTTGCTGACGCTCTGCGCGGATGGGACAGCGCTGCAAAGTTCGCGCAGGAAGTCCGAGTCCGAGCGACTGAGAACGAAGCGACCGCAACACGCCTGACATCGCTTGATGCCCAAGTCGCGGGTAACAGTGCAGGCATCAGCACGCTCGAAGCCGTTGTTGCAACGAACGAGCAGGTGACAGCTTCTCGGTTGGATCAGCTCAAGTCCGAGTTCGACAGCAGCACTGCGGCCATCGGAACCGAACTGAATGCTCTAGCCGATGCAGACCATGCCCTGGGTCAACGTATCGCAACGAACGAAGTCGCGATCGGTGACAACGCGGTCAAGATTCAGGAGGTAGAGCAAGCCCAGGCTGATGCCGACAAGTCCATCGGGTCGTTGCGGACGACAGTTGAGGCAGTTTACTCGCAGGGCAGGGATGACAGTGGCGAGGGCGACCTGCTCGGGGCCCTGGACGCCTGGCGATCGAAAGCGAGCTTTGCGTCTGATGTTCGCACCCTTGCCAGCGCTGACCAGGCGCTGGCTAGAAAGTCGGAAACTCTCGAGGCATCGATCGGAGAGACCAGGGCATCCGTTCAGCAGGTAAGTGAAGCGGTTGTTGGGGTCGATGGTCGGGTGAGAGCGCAGACGACCATCAAGGCCCAGACCATCGCTGGTAATCGCAAGGTCATGGCAGGACTATCGGTCGGGGTTGATGGGGACACGTCGGAAATCCTTGCGTTTGCCCAACGGTTCGCCGTGGTCGATGAGGTGAGCGGCAGCTTGATTGCTCCCTTCGTGGTTCAGGGCGGTCAGGTTTTCATCAACCAAGCGGTGATCAACACTGCGTTCATTCAGCAGATCATCCTCGGCATGACGCTGCGTTCTCAGGCAGTCAACGCTCAAGGGCTACCGCTGATCGAGATCAACCTTGTCAACGGCTCCTTCATCGTTCGAGGCCAGGATGCAAGCGGATCAACTCTGCTGAACAACGGCGGCCTGTACGTCTACGACGCCAACGGTGTCGAGCGGACTGCCGTAGGGAGGCTCTACTGATGGCTGCCCAATACGGGCTCCGGACGCGCGATGCGTCCGGGGCGGTAACGCTCGACACAACGGTGACGCCAATCCGATCCCTGAAGATGATGCAAGTGGTGGGCAATGGGGCTTTCGATCAGTACATCGCCATACCTGAGATCAAGGCCGAATCGTTCGTCGTTGTAGACACGCTTGAAGATGCTGGACTCTTCACGTTCTCACCGCCGGCATTCTGGACAACAGGGCAACTACAACTCAGGCAGCCACAGGGAAAGACCTGGCAAGTCATGATCTTGTCAAAGGGTGGAGAGCCTTTTTCCGCAGGGGGGACGTACGGCATTCGCACGAGAAACGATGGCATCGCAACGCAGATCGACGCGGTGAACAAAGTCCTCAGCATTCGGTACGCCGGAAAATTCTCGTTCATTTTCGGGGGTGGTGATCAGCAGATCGAGGGCGATGATTACCGGGCGTTTCCGTCGCCGATCACGACCTACGAGCGGCCGCTGATTTTCATCAACGCGAACGACTACTTCATGGTCGGCCAGTTCAGCATCATTGGCGCGCCAGGTAACTGGACAGGGTTCCGATTGCGGGACTACAGGAATGAAGCCCACGGCCCGGGTTGGAACTTGCCGATTCGGATTTCCTGGTTCTGTGCCAGCTATATGACGGATGCGTCAGCTAGCGGTCAGTACGGTGCATCGGTGAAGGGGCCGGCCGGGGAGCGCTTGTTCGCATCAACAATGAATCTCGCGGTGCTGAATAGCCAGCCAACCGCGAACTCCTTCGTTACTGCAGGCAGTCCAATCGTCAGGCCAGGCTACTACGCGACAAGCCAGCAAATGGGATGGACCGGAAATTATGCCGATTACATTCTGGCAAATGCCTTGTTCACCCAGACAAACATCATGCAGACCTCACAGCCGATTCGCGTGAACTTCGGGGGCTTTCTTCCGGGAAACCGGAATGTCCTGCAGATGTATTGTGAAAGCAACGACGCCGTGAATCCCGTCCTTGCGAACGGCCGAACCTTGTTCGCCGCTCGCCCAATGAAACCAATCTGAAGGAATAACGCATGCCATGGTATAGACAGGGCACTGTGTCGATCACTGCTGGCCAGACCACGGTGACCGGCGCCGGCACGAACTTTCCGGCAAACTCGAGGGTGGGCGATGCTTTCCAGGGGCCGGACGGTCGCTGGTATGAGGTAACCAACATCGCCAGCAGTACGGTGCTCAGCATCCTCCCGGCGTATCAAGGCGCCACAGTAAGCGCAGGCGTCTATGGCCTGGCTCCGATGCAGGGCTACGTCAAAGAGTCAGCCGATCGCCTCCGGCAGGTTGTCGAGCAGTACGGCACCACACTCGCCTTGTTTGGTAATGCTGCTGACGTTGTCACGCTCCGGACGAATATCGGGGCTGCAAAGTCCGGTGCAAACAACGACATCACGTCGCTGACCGGCATGACAACGGCTTTGAGCATCGCCCAGGGCGGTACCGGCTCGACAACTGCCGCCGCTGCAAAGACCGCTCTCGGCGTCGGAGATGTCGGGGTGGGCCAGTCGTGGCAAAACATGCTGTCTCAGCGCTCGCTCGGTACGCTGTACACCAACACTACGGGCCGCCCAATTCAGGTGATCGTCCAAGCCGGACCTGCTTCATCGGTGAACACCGCGCTCAACATCACAATCGGTGGCACGGTGGTCTACTCGGCTTATGCGGGCGCGGCGGGAGTCTACATTGCGACCGCAACGGCCATCGTCCCGCCTGGGGCAACATACTCGGTCGGTGCCTCGAACGGTTCGGTCAACGCCCTTACTGGATGGAGTGAACTTCGATGATGCGATACTTCCGCAACCCCGCCGGCGGGCCAGTGATGGCGTTCGACCAGCGCGACCCAGTCGACGAATATCTGCCCGCCGGTTACATCGAAATGAACGCGGCCGAGGTCAGCGCATACCTGAATCCAGAGCCTGCATATTGGACTGATGGGGCTACGCTCGTGCTGAGCGCCCATGAAATACAAGGCTGGCGCAAGGCCTCTCAGATCGAGATCGACGCACTTCTTCCTGCGATGCAACTGCGCGATGCCCAGGCCGAGGTGACGCGCCGCCGCATCATCGCCGACTCAGCGATGGCACCGCTGCAAGATGCCGTCGAACTCGACGACGCAACCGAAGCTGAAGCCGCCCTGCTCAAGGAGTGGAAGCGGTACCGCATCGCACTGAACCGGCTGCCTGAGCTGGCCGGCTACCCGCACGCCATCGACTGGCCCGCGCCGCCCGCATAAATCTACACATCCGACAGACAGCCGCCGCATGGCGGTATTTTTTTGCCTGGAGAAAACCCATGTCGATCGACAACGACATCCAGCAGGGCCTGGCCCTGTTGCCGCCACAGATGTGCACTCGCCCGGCTCGAGTACTGCTGCATGCGATCAATCTTCAAGAGAACCCAAAGCGCCTCGAGCAGCAGGTGAACGGACCTGCCCGCGGCGACTACCAATTTGAAAAGGGCGGCGGTGTGGTCGGGGTTATGACCCACGGATCGGTAAAGGCGCGCACCCAGGAAGTTTGCCGAGCTCGGGGCGTGGGCTTCAGTGCCGAATCGATCTACCAGGCCATCGGCCTTGATCCGGTGTTGGCTGCCGCCCTGGCCCGCCTTCTGCTGTGGACTGACCCAAAGCCCATGCCGTCTGCTGACGATGAGCATGGCGCCTGGGAGCTGTACCTGCGTGTGTGGCGACCTGGGGCTTACACCCGTCAGCCGGAGGAACTGCGCGCCAAGTTCAAGAGAAATCACGCAGCAGCACTCAAGGCGGTGCCGGCATGAGCGCCTGGGCATTGCGCCTCGCCGGCGCCGGCCTGCTGATCCTGCTGGGTATCGCCGTCGGCACATGGACCACCAGCAGCCACTTTCGGCCGCTTCTCGATGCTGAGCAGGACCAGGTCACCCAGTGCGCCACAGCACGAGACAACCTCGCCGGGCTGGCGCGGGAGCAGGGCAAGGCCCTGGGCGACCTGGTCCTGGCCGCTAACGATCGCCAGGCCAGGGCAGAGCAAGCAGTGAAGGAGGCCAGGGCCAGCGCACAGGACGACTACGCGGCGGCGAACCGTCTGCAGCAGGAGCGCACCGGTGGCAATCAGTGTGCCGCCGCGACCTCGATCATCGACAAGGAGCTTGGGCTATGAGGATGCCGTTGATTGTGTGCGTGCTGGGGCTGGCTGGATGTGGCGGACAGATCCAGCCGAAGGTGCAGTACGTGCGTGTTGAGGTGCCAGTGCAAGTGCCGTGCCGCGCTCCTGATGTGGCGGTACCCTCCTGGGCTGCTGCCAGCCTTCGCAAGACCGACAGCCTGGAGGTGAAGGTGCGTGCGCTACTGGCTGAGCGGCGGCAGAGGGTCGGATACGAGAAGTTGTTAGAGGCAGCAGGGTCAGCGTGTCGTTGAGCTCCGCCTTTAATGCTAGAACTCCATTGACGCCCAGTGCTCGATAGATTTTTCGTCCACCTTTCTTGTGAGTCTATTGTAAATATCAGCTCGTATTCCGCCCCTCTGTCCCATTGTTTTGACGTTGCGAGCGTATTGCTGCAGCGCAAGTCTCATAAAGCCGTTGGTGCTCAAGCTCTTGAGGTGCAGCAAAGTTTTTTGGTCTGCAAATACCTCCGCGCCCACCAGGTCCATCTTCCGCATCTTGGTGTTGAAATTCTTCTGCTTGCTGAAGTCCAGAGCGTGCATCAACTCGTGGTGGAGGGAGTTATATTTCCAAAGCCAAATCGCGCCCTCGTGAGAGTCGGGGGGTAAGCAGTTTTCGTTTATGAATATGGCGCTTCGACCCTTGCCATTTAAGAGGAAATTTATGGTGACCCCGCCAGCCCCCTCTATTCCATAATCTTTGAGATCAGCAGTGTCGTCGTTAAAGTAAATCTTTTCGTCGTAACGAACGCCGCATAGATCCAGAAGGTCGGTGCCGTCATTCATTTCGTCAGGTGGAATAAGGTACACGTCGCTGGTCAGGCCCGCGTATCGACTGGCCAGTTCGTTGTATGCGGTTTCAAAAACCTCAGCTCCGAGCATAGCGTGACTCCATGGCGGCTATTGATTTTGCAAATAGCATTTTGCCATTTGTATAGCTGCTATAGCCAGCCGCCAGGCAGCCACCACACCGCCATGGTGCTCTCCGACCTGCTCGCACGGGCTGATGCTCGAGCGGGAGACCTGGCGGCAGCTTATGAAAAATCCCGAATAGCCGGCCTGGCCTGTGAAGCGTCCTATAATGCTTTGACGCTTCATTGAAATGGCATTTGCCAGAGGGAAAACATGAACTTGCGCATGAACGGATGGCAAAGGGCGTGGGTTGTATCCAGTGTTACTTTAGGTCTTGCGATCGGGCTATTGCTCTATGGAAACAGCTCGGCAGAGGGCGCAGAAGTGCTGTGGGGGCTGCTGTTGTGGGTGTTGATAGTGGGGATTCCACTTTACGCCTTAGGTTGGTCTGTTGCGTGGGTCATTAGGGGGTTCAAGGCGCATAGATGAAGCGATGCTTGCATAGCGGAACAAAGTGCTGGTTGATGGACGTTACTGTCAAACGACAGCACATCAGCTCATTGCCAGGGAGGCGCGCATGAAGGAAAAGCGCGAAGTCGTGATGCCAGACCATCAGGTCTACAAGGATGTTGAGGAGGCTATGAGGCGCCATCTTGAGGCGCAGGAGGCCGGTCTGCCTGCGGAGGAAGTGGAGCGCTTGCGGCTGATTTTGGAATCACAGATCAAGGCGGCCCGTCAGTACCATTCAAATGCCATGGGGCGAGCTCCGCTGAATCGTCACTGAAGTGGCGCTATAAGCTCAGGCCCCTGGTTCCGCACATTCCCTACGGTTGTGCTGACCTTGTACCACTCGAATGCCTCAGACGGCTCTCCCAGGTTCAGCACCATCTGTTCTGCGTGCTCGCTGGGCATCCCTGCTGTAATCCACTCTCGCGCCAGTTCCGGCTCAAACACAACTGGCCGGCGGTCGTGCACGTCAACAAGCCCGCCCTGGGCGTCGGCTGTGATGATAACGAAGCCGTCGTGCTCGTTGCCGGTGAATTGACCGATGCTGGCGCATAGCGCTGGCTGGCCGTCCCGCCGCCGGATGTAGTACGGCTGCTTCTTTGGGCCACCCTCATCAACCCACTCGTACCAGCCGTCGATAGGCGTAATAGCCCGATGCGGCCAGATGGCCCGGAAGAACGGGCCGTGAGCGACCTTCTCGACGCGGGCATTGATCGGCGCGGCGCGATCTGTCGCCCAGTGCGGCCGCCACCCCCATCTCACCAGGTCCGCCCGTGGGCCTCCCTCATCAACGCGCAGCACAGCAACGGGCGTAGTAGGCGCAACGTTGTACCGCTTCAGCGCTTGGTCACCGACGTTGTTCCTCCACACCTCCGGCATGCTGAGTACTTCAACGAAGTCGTGAATGCCTCTGTACTGTGTCAGCCGTCCACACATTTTCCGTCCCTCCTGCTCGAGCAAGCATAGTCCGCCAGGCGGTACTGGTGCTGGCTGCGCATGCAATGCTCAAATACTGTATCGATATACAGTATTGGTGCCGTATGTACTTTCTCCTTGTTCGTCGCCGAAATCTCGGTGTCGCAATCCCCAGCGCGCAACTCACGAAGATCCAGCCGATTCGCGCTGACGTTCACATCGAGTACGGACACAGTTCAGTGCTCGGTCGGCAGTGCCTGGGCGCCTGGGTGTTCAACCCAACCCCAGGGCCCGACGTTATCCCGCGGCTACACGACGCGTGCGTGACCGGGATGGCTCAAGGCGGAATGAACGTTACGGGTGTTGAAGAGGTGGATGGCGTGCTCTATGCGCAATCGTGGTGGTGCCGTGCTCAGTAGCGCTGCGGGCATACCGCAGCCTTGGATGGACGAGCTCAACGATCAGATGGCGATGATCACCGATCCAGACGGGCGCTCTGCAGTGATGGCGGAAATGGCCGTTTCCGCTCACCGCAGACAGGACGTTGATGCTGGGGCGCTGGCCGAGATGCTGGAGCTCGCCGAGGCGGCCAGGCTATGGGCTCATGCTGAGCGTGAAGCGGAGTGATAGTGACGCCAGCCAGGACGGCTGACGGGGTGGCAGAACGCCAAAGGAAGGGGTGAAAATCGGTTCCAAAACTGAAGCGGCGACCTTTATAGAATGCGGGCTGTAGCCGAGCCATTTCGCCTTTGTTTTGGAATCGATTTTGGTGTTTGCGCCCCATGATTAGGGCACTTGTACCACGGTCTTGAAAACCGTCGATGGGCAACTATCCTAGAGTTCGAATCTCTACGCTTCCGCCACTAATTCTCATTAAAGCCCTGATTTTTCGGGGCTTTTTTGTGCCTGTGTGTTTTTGGTCCCCCATCTGGTCCCCCATTTTTAGTGTGGCTTATGCTGGTTTGCTGCGGATTGTGATGGACATATGGCCTAGCAACTCACGTTTGGAAGGGAGCGATTTTTCCAAGGCAGCCTAGGTATGCTTGGCTCTTGCCGGCAGCTATCGACCCGGCGCCTGAATATTGGGGTCGCTTCGCGACACATCGCCGATACGCGCGGCTCTCACAGAGGCTGGCGCAGGTCTGGAAGCTGGTGATATTCCTATGGGAACCGGTTTGCCGCGATGAGGCCTGAACTGCTAAACACAAGGCCTTGGATCGATGCCGGCCATCAGACCGTCGCTATCGTCCTATGATGGATCAACGTAGCAGAATGGGCAGAGCATGAAGCGAACCTTGGAAGGCATGGCCAAAGCCGGCGAGCCGCTACTGCGCGAAGCCCTTGATGCGATAAGGGCGCATCAGGCCGCGCAAGATAACGGGGCATCTCCAGAGACAATCGAGCGGCTTAGAGTGTTGGCTGACTCCGTTTATCACGCGGTAGTGGATTTCCAGGTGCTTGAAGCCGGCAGTCTGTCTGAATCAATTCACTGATATCGAGGCACTGATGCCCAAACAGTCGAAGTTTTTGCCGCCCGACCACCCAGCCTACACCGAGGCAATTGAGGCAATGCGCCGTTACCACGAAGCTCAGGATACCGGCGCGCCTGCGATAGAGGTGGAAAGATTACGCCTGATAGCTGAGTCTCTGTTCCAAGCTGTAACCGACTATCAAATGAAAGCCTTTGGCCACGGCGGCGGAACTGTTCACTGATTGGCAGTTGCGCGGAAGATGAAGCGTCCTGCTGAGTGTCTGTTTTTGACCCCATTGCGGACTTCCGGATGTTAGCGCCGCTGCTCGGCCCATCGCCTGCAAGCGCGACTCCCACAGGTGTTTCGCGGATCTGGAAGCTGGGCGGCTAAAATCGGTTATGGCGCCTACGCTGACAACATGAAGTCTCTGATCAACATCTGCTTTGGGTCGGTTAACGCCTCTGGACCGGGCTGACCATCGTTGCCTTAACGAGCACCCGGGCTATCCACATCCGAAGTCCTGACTCGGTCTCACTTTTCGTGGGTTTCAGCTTTAGCTTTCAGTCCAGCCTCAGGGCTTCAGCATCAGTATTTGAAACGTAAGCCTGGAAATGGTCGCGGGCGAACTCCTCGCTGTTGCTTTAGGCTTTCGTTAAGCTTCGGCGAACTGCGCCGATTTACCTCGCTTTTGGCTAAGGTCCGTCCGTCACAACCGATCAACGCGTCGGCGAGGTAGAGGTATGGGGATCTAGGTACCCGGTCGAGACGCCTCTATAGGGGCCTAAGCAGTCTTGGAGGTAATGCATCAAAGCCTAAGCTGTGCCATCATTGTGCCCACCGGACCTGTAAATAGTAGGAAGCTATGAATCTCATTGATAGTGTGATGATTAAAGGTTTTTGGGGGAATCACGAAGTATCCTTCAAAGCAAGCGAGGATTTGAATTTCCTCATCGGTCCAAATGGTTCAGGTAAATCCACTACGCTCAAAATAATCTCTGGCGTTCTTCGCGCTGACAAAGATTACCTCTCTGAGCTTGACTTTGAGTCGGTTCGTATAAATTTGAAGGATCCACGCTCCAAGCGAAAACCATATATTGAAGTAGTTAAAAATCTTGGGGTGCCATTCTTTCATTGTGATTATAAGATTGTAGAGTCTTCTACTGAAAAACCCTATGCGTATGTTTTGAGTGATGTGGATGGTTATGATACGGTTAGCAAGGGCTCGTTTTTTATAAGAGCTCAGTTAGCTGGGAGTACTGCCGCGAGCCGTACTCTAGCAAAGCATCTCTCTGAAATGGTGTCTTTGACTTGGCTATCTGTTCAGCGAGCCGCTTCGCTGAAGGGGCCAGGTGGAAATGATCCGGTTGATTTGAGGTTGGATGATTTCTCGAATCGATTGGTTAGATACCTTTCCTCTTTGAGTAAGCAGGTGAATGCTCTGCATGAGCGTTTTCAAGAACATGTATTCTTATCTTTGCTGGTCAAGGAGAATGACAAGGTGGCAGCCCTTCCTGGGCGTGAGAAGGTCGACAGTGAAAAGCAGGCACTCCTACAAATATTTTCTGAATTTAAGTTGGACAAAAGAAGTTACCAAAAGAAGCTAGATGGACATTTTGGTATGCTGGAGGATCTCCGAGGGCGATGGGGTAAAAGTACAGATCTCAAACCGGCCGACTTTATGGCGATTTTCTCCCTGCACAGAATCGAAAGTACCGTGGATGTCTGGGAGGGTATCACCAAAGAGAAAAATCGGATTGTTTCTTCTCGGGATCTTTTCTTAGCTATACTGAATAAATTGCTTTTGAAGAAAACCATTTCGCTCAATGAGCGTAATGAGTTAGTGATTAAGACTGAATCTGGAAAAATTTTGAAGCCCTCCCAGCTTTCTTCTGGGGAAAAGCAGATCATCGTTATTCTTGGTGAGGCTTTGCTGCAGGAAGGTCAAAGCTTTATATATATGGCAGATGAGCCTGAGATTTCGCTTCACGTAGCTTGGCAAGAAAGTTTGGCAAAAAATATAAAAAGCCTTAATCCTGCCGCTCAGATTGTCTTCGCTACCCATTCCCCTGATGTGGTCGGGGCCAACCAAGATCGTTTGATTCACATGGATCGCTGCGTGAAATGACATTTACAAGAACTGTGTCAGGTCGATCGAATTTGCCTGCGTTTTTGGGCGTCAGTATGGTGGTCTATACAGAGGGTGGCGAGTTCAATAAAGAGAAAAAACAAAGCGACTGTTCAATTGATGCGGTTTTTTGGAAAGGATTTTTTTCACGATTTTTACCAGGTCTGAGTTATGAAATTAGACCTCTTGGCTCAAAGGATAATTTATTGCCTTATGCTCAAGATGTTGCCGCATCAAAAATATCCAATACCATAGTGGCTATGGATAGAGATCATGATCATCATCGCCATTGTTTGATTGATCATCCGTTTGTTCTCTATACATATGGTTACAGCTGGGAGAACGATGCTTGGCAAGCTGAAGCTATTATCTCTAAGCTTGAGAGAATTTCTGTGAAAGGCGTTAGTGCTGAAGCTGCAGAAGTGATTAGAGTTAAGTGTCGTAATTTTTTGGTGGATTTCAATAGGTTGATTTTTGTAGATGTGCTCTGCTCGCTAAAAAGGGTGCAGGGAATTCATCGTGAAAAATTCTGGGCGTATGTTGATGTTCGTGATTCTAATAGATATAGAGTCAAGAAAGAATCTTTTAGGAAGTTAATTGGCACCATTAAGTCGGGTAGAGTGGAAAAATTTCAGTTTAGTGGTTGCGATAGGGTTGTGGCAGCCCGCGACTGTTACGGTAAGTTGTGGGCAAAATTTTTGTATGGGATTTTTTGTGAGTGTTTTCGTGATGTTACAGGTCAAAAAAATCTGAATAGAGAAATGGCGGATGTATTGGTCGCTGAGCATTTTCAGTATACGGATCTAGACAAGGATCCGGATTTGAAAAATTATTATCAGGGTATGGCCTCGGCTTTGCGTGCACGAGTCGCTGATGCTACTCGAATATAGAGGTTGATCTGTGGGGTTGTCTGTGGTGATGTCTTTATTTTTTGATAATTTTGAATGCGTTTTTGTCATTCTCATGGCCTGGAGATAAGGCAATGCTAAAGTCCCCTTGTTGGATCTCGATAGTTTTGCGGGAGTCATTAGTTGCAATGACGATTCCATCGAGAATCCATAATTTTGGATCTGTTTAAGTGGCTAGATGCAGGTTGGAGTTACTTGACCAGTACGAGATGTGAATTATCCGCAGGCAGGGCAGCGAAAATATCTGTTGAGCTGTTCAGTAAGTATCCATTCAGAATGTTCGTTTTGCGAGGACCTCTCACAGTGCAAGCCCAAATGTTTTGCCCATTAGACCTTTTCCGATGAATGCCCAGTTTCTCAAATTGACGCTGAACGCGCCGCCAATGCTCGATCTGGTTGCTTCCATCAGACTGCTCCGGTTGCTCGGCAGCATAGCGCTGGAAAATGCCCGGTGTGACCAGGAAGAAAGTACCGTCCACCGTATGGACCTTGGCCTTACTGTCGTTGATCACTAAGCGATGACTGTTAACTCCCTCGCGCAGCCACTCGATAAAGGCCTGCCCCACGGAATACTGTGGTGGAGGAGTGGCAGATTGAGCCATCTCAACAGCTGATCCACTCTCGCGTTCGCCCTGCACTTGCAACATGTCCATAAGGTCGTCGAGGTAGTCGAATTCCTGATTCTGCAGCACGGCGCCGGCTTGTTTTGCTTCTGGTGTTGCAGGCGGCTGATCCGGGGCCGACTCGTTGGTTTCGCTGGTCGGTAGTGGGCCATCCATCATCGGCTCTACCGTGCCGCTAAAGTAATCTGGCCTCGGCTCATTGGCCCAGATCAGGCTCGGCTGCAGGCGAAGAAAGGTAAAGCGATGTTGCCAGTCATCCTCTGAAACGGTGGCGCTCCACACCGCTTTGCCCTCTGGTGTCACATCCACCAGTCCATGCGACTGCAGCTCATCGAACAAGGCAATGTTGGAGGAGGGGATGCCATCCACTGCCTGGGCGAGCAGGTAAGCGCGCAGTTTGTCGGTGGCGGTCTTGCTGACCAGCCACAGATGGTCTTGGGTAAGCCAGCCAGCCGCGCCGGGCTGGTTGAATTTGAACTCTTTTTTGGCCAGGTGACGCAGGCCTGTGAGTAGGTGATGCTGCAACGAATGTTTGGGTGCCTGCAGGGCTTTGGTGGGATTGGCGCCGATGTTCTGCGCGGTGGAGACCCGGTCAGCTTGTAGCACCAGTTCCCCGAGGGTGCCGGCGTGCTCGTAGTGATTGGCCAGCAGGAACAGTAGGTGTCC